CGCTGTGAAAGTTCGACTCTTTCCATTACCACCAAGATTAAATATGTGTATGAAAGAGTTACTGAAAAATCTGCCGCAGTTATTAGCTGCGCTACCAGAAATAGTCAAGTACTTGAAATACATTCCTATCCTTATGATTCTTGCGGGCCTAGGCTACGGCATAGTTTACTTTGTACAAAACCGCAAAGATCCTTATAAATGTGTTAATAACCATGTTTTTGAACAGCTAAGAATAGATTCAGATGTCTATGTGTTCAAAGGCGGAACTTGCATAGATTCTAAAGATCTCTAAAAGAACACGCAAGCTCTTGTAGTTAAATGGTATAACACAATCTTGGTAAGATTGAATAGATGGTTCGATTCCATCCTTGAGCACCAAAATGCCAACTTAGCTGATGTGGTCATAGCGGCGGTCTGAAGAACCGTTGAAAGTCGTTCGATTCGACTAGTTGGCACCATAAACATATTGACATATTTTGCGTGTGATTATATAATAGAAACAAGTAAAAGATTTTGCCCGGGTGGTGGAATGGTAGACACAGCAGACTTAAAATCTGCCGCCGAATAGGCGTACCGGTTCGAGTCCGGTCTCGGGTACCAAATATAGGAGAGTTTTATGCCAATGTATGAAACAACTGTGCGTACATCACAAGGTGAAGAAAAGAAACGTGTGTATGCAGACAATGTGCAGGAAGCAAAAAAACTATTCGAACAACTGTACGGCGGTCCTAGGGCAGTGCCTTACATACCCAAAGTAGTACCAAGCTAGTAGTAAGATTAAGGAACTAAGGTTCAATAAACAACCGAAAGGGCCAAATGTTTGCCGGAAGTGAACATAAGGCGAAATTATAGATTTCTTGTTTGGTGTCAAAGAAGCCCCAACAGTACAGTGGTAAAGGTGAGATACCGATGAACTCCATGTTAGGCGAGACTAATAGAGCAGGTGCTGTAACACTTGGGTCGCCACAGGTGAAAACTAAACCAAAACTCTGTGGTTCCTTAATCGTGCTACTCGCTGTAGTTCAATGGATAGAACAAGACACTCCTAAGGTTTAGATCTCAGTTCGATTCTGGGCAGCGAGGCCAATATCGGGCTTTGGTGAAATGGATAATCATGTCAGTCTTCGAAACTGATGTTAGGGGTTCGAATCCTCTAAGCCCGGCCAAAAAATATGTTGACAAAGATTTAAATTTCAAATACAATTTGATCTGTTGTTAAAAAAGTTCTTTAAAAATTAAAAGTTAGTCAGTGCACCATTCGTCTATCGGTTTAGGACAACGCCCTTTCACGGCGTAAAGAGGGGTTCGATTCCCCTATGGTGTACCATTTAGTAGTAGCATAGCTCGTGGGGCTCGATCAAGCCTAACCTTGTTCAAAGCGGGAAGCCTGTGATACTAGTAAAGTGTCTGTTCTAAACAGCACACATCAGGTAGCAAGAGAATAGTAAACTGTGCTACTACTAAATGGTAAGTATAATATTGCCCCGGTGACGGAATTGGTATACGTGTCGGTCTTAGAAGCCGAATTTTAGGAGTTCGACTCTCCTCTGGGGCACCAAACAATGCGGGTGTAGCTCAGCTGGTAGAGCGCCACGTTGCCAACGTGATTGTCGTCGGTTCGACTCCGATCACCCGCTCCAATTAAGGCAGACCTGTAACCATATTCTGCCTCCGCTGACGCGAAAACAGGATGGGCTGCGCTCACGGGGTTCGTTAGGTTCCCGACACAACAATACCTATCAAAATTTATGGAAGTGTGGCAGAGTCCGGTTTATTGCACCTGTCTTGAAAACAGACGATCCGAAAGGGTCCGTGAGTTCGAATCTCACCGCTTCCACCAAGTTATTTTATAAAAGTGACTTGTATAGGTTCTTTAGGTATTGTTGGGAAAACAAAAGTTGAATCTGTATGGTGTATTCTTCTATTTCTATTTGAATCACTATACCCGATACCCATCATCAAAACAACATTTGAATCTATATCTAGTATTTGTTTGATAGGTTCGTTGGCAAAACATGCGCAACATCCGGTACCGTAGCCCATCATAGAGGCTAATAAATTGAGATATCCGGCAGCGATACCTACAGCCATATGACGATCTCTTTCTAAAGTAGATGATTCGTCACCATGTACTGCTTGCTTGTACCATTGTCCATAACCATTATTTTCAGTGAATACAAATAATGTATTAGCAAGTGTTTGACTATTTGTAATAGTTTTTCCGTCGTAACTAAACCCACTAGTTTGCTCATGCACTTTTTCAATAATTTCCCTATTAGTAATTACATGTAATTTATAGAAGGAAACATTCTGTTTACTTGGGCAGTTAGTTGCCGCAAATATCAGTGCGTCCAAGTCCTCTGTGGGCATGGATTTAGAAAGATCCCAGTTTCTTTGACAATGCTGACTTTTAATAACAGCTTTTTTAATTTGATCTAGTTGCATGGCAATGTCCTATTTAAAACTATATTTATTAGAAAGTATCGATGTAAAAAATAAGTAAGTGATGGAAAATAAATCACTGTGTGTTTTGCCGTTTTATCATATGGATATACAACCAAACGGAGTTGTAAAACCCTGTTGTGAATTTTCTCTAGATGAAATGCCAAGATCAGTTAATGTAAATGACCCCGCTGTTTTTGAATCCGTATTTTTTGAAGATCTACGAAAAAAGATGGCCACTGGTATTCCGATCAAAGGTTGCAAAAAATGTTATTTTAATGAAACATACTCAAAGAATAGTTTAAGGTTGGAGCATTTAGATAATTTTAAAAAACTATCCGGTAAAGATTTTACAGTGCCTCTAAAAAACGAATTGGTTTATGTAAATCTTGCACTTAGTAACGTATGCAATAATAAGTGTAGAATGTGTAATAGTCGATTTAGTACCAGTTGGTATGATGATGAAAAAAAATTAGGTATAGATATTCCTAAAGGTGTAGTTAATCAAACAACATTTTTTAATTTATTAGATACATCAAAAATAAAATTTGTAAATTTAACTGGCGGAGAGCCATTATTAGAACAAAAAAAAATAATTGATTTTTTGAATAACTGTAATTTAAAAGAACTAACATTAATCATTACTACAAACGTTACAGTCATTCCAAATGATGATCTTATTAGTTTATTAAAAGAATGCAAAAAAGTAGAGTGGACTTTGAGTATTGATGCTTACGAATCCTTAAATGATTTTCTTAGAAAGGGAAGTAATTGGGACGATACTACAAAAAATCTAAGTTGGTACTATAACAATTTTGAACATATCAAAATCAATACAGTAATAAGCATTTATAATTGTAACTGTTACGATTTACTTTTAGGATTTATAAAAAATAATTTTCCTAAAATAACACACATTCATAGATTGGCTGATGGAGCAGAATGGCTTAGCGTGAAAAATTTACCCAACTATGCCAAACAAATAATAAAAGAAAAAAATGATTTTATCAAAAATGTTTACAAACTAAATTTTTCTAGTATAATAGAAGCTGAAATAGATAAAGAAGGTAACTTGGAATTTTTTAAAGATATGGATCAAAAACTTAACAAGATAAGAAATGAATCTTGGAAAGATCATAATCCAGAACTCTACAAATTGATTTATGACTAAAGGAAGGATGGCTGAGAGGCTGAAGGCAGCGGTTTGCTAAACCGTCGATCATCTTAAAAGTGGTCCGAGGGTTCGAATCCCTCTCCTTCCACCAAACAAAAAGGAACTATATGTTAAGACCCACAGCAAGTTATAGAATGAGTAAAACAACTAAAGCTAGTTTAGCTCTTGGTAAGTTTAAAGATGAACATCAAAAAGGTGCTTGGAAGCGTTCAATGATCCAAGCAGAGTTGAGTGCGGCAATCCAACCAAAACGTGAGAAGCCACAGCGGGGTCGTACTGCACCAACAGAGTAAAGAATATTCCAGTGTAGCACAGCGGTAGTGCAGTTGACTGTTAATCAATTGGTCGTTGGTTCGATCCCAGCCACTGGAGCCAGTAAACCCGGTTTACTGTTTTACGTTATAAAACAGCGTCCCTGAAACGAGAGAACAGGGGGTACACCAGGACTCGACCTTACGGTCCCGCTAACATGGGATACCGAAAACAACCTGGGGTGAGGTCTAACGCCTATCCAGAAGAATAAATGTTACGGACAGAGCAACAGCTCAGTCTAGGGCCTATGTGGTGTAGGTAGCTAGACACTTTATAAATGCTCTTTGAAGTTTAACTACACTGGAGAACGCGAGTTAGGTACTAAGTCGACTAACTACCGAAAGCGCCAGGAAGATACGGAGTTAAACAGTTTGGTTCGATTCCAACAGAGAGCACCTATAAAGTTTATGGCGGGATAGAGTAACGGTAATTCAGGAGTCTCATAAGCTCCAGATCTTGGTTCGATTCCAGGTCCCGCAACCAATTACAACGAGGAAAAGTGCTATGGGTGAAAAAGGTGATCCAATGAAAACTAAGACAGGTAAAACACGTCTTGGTCCGCTTAATATTGAACAACTAAACAAAATTTTAGAAACTTCTAGTCGTCCCAAGGATAAAGCTAAAATCCTTAATCGAATTAGATTGCTAGAATCTAGGAACAAGTGATCTATGAGATACGCTTGTTTTAATCCTACTATGGTCGCTGTAGAGGATATTCCAGAAGACATTTTTGATAAACTTAAAAATCTAGTTCGAGAAGCACATACTCATGACGATCTTAATGATGCAGGAAATCCATCAATAAGCGTCAGAGGCGGTCAGCAGATTCAATTATTGCCCAACATTTTTGATTTAGACGTGACTGATTTAAAAAAGTATGTTGAAGATTGTTGTAATGAATATTTAGAAAAAATTGTACAGGTCACTGGTCTTAATGAACTTTACAAATACAAGCCTGTGCTGAACAGTGCTTGGACTATAAAACAATCTAAAGGACACTATCAAGCTCTACATGCACACGAAGCGCACATTAGTGGCAACATTTATATTGATGTGCCTGATTTAGATTCTGATAGTGAAGATTCAGACAGTTGTCTAGAGTTTAGATTACCCACAGTTAAAAATGTTTCTAGATTCATCTTTACTGATAGTTGGAGAGTTAAACCTGAAGTAGCTAAAATGGTAGTATTCCCCAGTCACTTACCACATACTGTTTATCCGTGGAAAGGCAAAGGCAGTAGAACTGTTCTAGCATGGGACGTTGTTTTAGTTGACAAGACGTTGGTGACGGATATATAATATAAGATTAATAGTTTTAGCCCTTTTAGTTAAATGGTATAACAGTTGATTTGTAATCATCTATTGGCAGTTCGATTCTGTCAAAGGGCACCAAAGTTTTTCCGAGTGTAGGATAGCCTGGTTCATTCCGCCTGCTTTGGGAGCAGGATGTCGCAAGTTCGAATCTTGCCACTCGGACCAAAAAATTTAATGGGGGATTAGTTAAATGGGATAACATCGGCTTTGCAAGCCGAGATTAACAGTTCGATTCTGTTATCCTCCACCATATATTATGAAAAGAATTTGGATTGACGTTAAGGGTCGCAACTGCGACGGATGTACTAAATGCTGTGAAGGATATCTAGTTACCACTATCGCTGGTCACGAAGTTGGTCCAGGTAAACCTTGTAAATTTATGAGGAAGACCACAGGATGCCAAGTATACTTGGCTAGGCCTTATGATCCTTGTAAAACATTTCAATGCCATTGGAAGGAAAATACACGAATACCGGATTGGATGAAACCTGACAAGGCCAACGTTATTCTTTTGCTAAAACGAGTTAGCGATTTTAATTATATAAGAATAGTTCGAGCAGGCATAAGAATTGATCCAAGAATGAATGAGTGGATTCAAGAACAAGTAAAATTGGGTCTGCATTTTGTCGACTACGATGACAACGATGAACTTGTAATTTACACAGAGAAAGAAGAATTTAAAGAAGCTGTCAGAAAGTCTTTAAAAAATTATGCGGATAAGGTGGGACAGAAAACGTCCAACACCCATCCAAAATGATATAAGCGAGATTATACATGATATTTGAAATAATGATGTGGGGATTTTTTTCCGCTTGGGGTTGGTTTGGTGCTAGTTATATTAAAGATAAAGTTTGGCCACCTGAACCTGTTCCGATAGTAAAAACAGAGAATAAAGTAAAAAATGATTGAATACGTAGTAACTTTTTTTGCTTTATTTTTTACCGATATATTTTACATTTACTATCTTCGATCAGTGCAGTATGGCAAAGCAGTCTATGCCAGTTGTTGGGCAGTAGTTGTATTTTTAATGGCATGTGTGGCAGTTATAAACTACACCACCAATCATTGGTTGTTGATCCCAGCAGGTCTTGGGGCCTTTTGTGGAACCTATGTTGGTATGAAATTAAGAAAAAAGTACGGGGTTTAAAAATAATATGCGGGTAGACAGGACAAGGGGCGTCCAGCAGCCTTCCAAGCTGAAGATCGCGGAGTTCGACTCTCCCTACCCGCTCCAAACAAAAAGGAAAAATAATGTCTAAAATTAGCAGCCGTGGCCCTGACGTTGACACAGATAAATGTGTTGAACAAGCAGGTGGTAATAGATTTAATCTAGTTTTAATCGCCGCACAAAGAGCCAGAGAAATTAGACGTAGACAACAAGATAGTAATCCTGAAGTACACAGTTTACCCTGCGTCAGTGCATTACTTGAAATACAAGAAGGAAAATTGGATAACAAACGTTATCTTATGAAAGTAAAATAGATTTGCAAATCTATAAGCATCCTTAGCTCAGTGGTAGAGCATCTCGTTTACACCGAGAGGGTCGGAGGTTCGAAACCTTCAGGATGCACCACCAATTTTACCAAAATCATTTGACAGACACACCGACTGAACATACAATAGAAGTATTGTAAGTTTTTAGGCTAGGTACAGCAAATTCCAGACTATGGAACGGCCTAGGGAAGGTAAGGACATCAAACTCCTTACTCTTGGGCGAGGTGAGTTTCGAATTCTCACTTGAAACAAAAAGTAGACAACTAGCCTGTTAAGTTTTTAGGATGATTACAGCAATCTCATACTATAACTGAAGCCCATTAATGCAGTAGACGGCGGCTTGGGAAGGCAGGAAATACTGGAGCCGAAAGGCTTTGAAGGTACTCCAATTCTAGTAGCAATACTAGACGCTAACGGAACTGACGACTAGGGAAAGACCTATATGTGCATATACAGAACTTATATGCTAGGCTTGGGGGACTTGAACCGATATACTGGGGATAGGGCCAAGCAGAAAATAAAAACCGTCCCGCTCATCCTGTTAGTTTTATAGAATGCTAACAGCAATCACTAACTTTACTGCAAATAAAGAAAAACGCATTCTGAAAGGAAACATCATGAACACATTCGTTCAAGCAATCGCAAATCAAGAAGCCCGTACTGCCAATGGCATGAAGGCTCGTAAGTCAACTGCTAAGGCAACTGTTGACTTGTTCTACAAAATCGGTGCAAGTCGTGGTAAGGACATTACTGCTGACTTTGTGGCTGCTTATGTAGAAAATTCTGACCTTGCACTACGTATCGCACAATGGGCACGTGATGTCCGTGGCGGTGCAGGCGAGCGTCAACTTTTCCGTGACATCCTTGTTCATTTGGAAAAGCGCGATCCAGATGCCGCATTGGCTCTGCTTCGTAAGATTCCAGAAGTAGGTCGTTGGGATGACATCTTTGTTTTCTCTACACCAGTTCTGAAGTCAGCCGCTTACACAATGTTGGGCGATGCCCTACGTGCTAAGAATGGCCTTGCCGCTAAGTGGACACCACGTAAAGGTAAGGTTGCGGCTGAAGTGCGAGCATTCTTCGGAATGACTCCTAAGCAATACCGTAAGAGTCTTGTGACTCTTACCAAAGTTGTTGAAACACAAATGTGTGCCAACGACTGGGATAACATTAACTTTAGCCATGTGCCTTCTGTGGCAGCTCGTCTGTACAAGAAAGCATTCAACCGTCATACTCCAGCTTTTGCTGAGTATGTGGCTAAGTTGGTAAGTGGTGATAAGACTGTTAAGGTTAACGCCGATGCAATCTTCCCACATGATGTTATCAAAGGTATCGCACACTCATATGTGAAGCATGACAAGACTGAAACAGATCATGTCATCGCACAATGGGAAGCTCTGCCAAACTACGTTGGTGATGCCAGCATCATGCCAATCGTTGACGTTAGTGGATCTATGACTTGTCCAGCAGGTAAGAACACAAACGTTCGTTGTTTGGATGTGGCACTTGGTCTAGGCCTGTACTTGGCTGACAAGAACAAGGGCGTGTTCAAAGACACATTCTTGACTTTCTCAGACAAGCCAGAATTGGTTACTCTAAAGGGTAACATTGTTCAAAAGCTAGAACAAATGTCTAAGAGCGATTGGGAAATGAGTACTAACCTAAATGCGGCTATGAAGAAAATTCTAGACGTTGCGGTTAAAGGCAATGTCCCACAAAGCGACATGCCAAAGATGTTGCTGATTTTGTCAGACATGCAGTTCAACCAGTGTGCTCGTTTCGACGACAGCGCAATGGAAATGATCGAACGCAAGTTTGCGGATGCAGGTTATACTGCGCCTCAAATTGTGTTCTGGAACCTAAACGCAAGTGATAACGTTCCAGTCAAGGCTGACAAGTCGGGTGCGGCTTTGGTCAGTGGATTTAGTCCTAGCATAATGACAGCCCTGCTGTCAGCTGACTTGGATCAGTTCACTCCAGAAGGTATTATGCTTAAGACTGTAATGGTCCCACGCTACGACCTTTAAACGTTGTAATAATACAACAGTTTGAATAGGGCCTTAGGGCCCTATTTTTTTAACTTGACAAAATCAAAATATTATCGTATAATTAACAATTGAAGGAGAGCGATATGTTAAACCCGTGGATTCAAAATGTATCGTTGGCAGATGTTAAAAAAGGCCATCATATTGATGCGGGCATTAACAGTATGCTGATACAAATTGTAGATCCTGCTCTAGGTTTCCCTGAACCCAAATTTAACTTTAAAGAAATTCATCAATTTGAATTTTTGGATTTGGAGAAGGATGATTTCGCCCTAGAAGAGGAAATGAAGATTACTGATGCACAGGCAGACCAATTGGTAAAACTTTTGCAACACGCATTGGAAAATAAAATGAATGTTGTGGTTCATTGCGTGGCAGGTGTATGCAGATCGGGTGCAGTCTGCGAAGTGGGAGTTATGATGGGATTCCGTGATGCTGAAGCATACCGTAGTCCCAATCTGCTAGTCAAGCACAAAATGATGAAAGTTTTGGGTTGGACTTATGATGAAAACGAGCCACACACTATTAATGGTCTAGTATTGGATTCTGGAATTATTGTTCCAAAAAATTATGGAGGTGATGTGTAATGTTTTTACATCGTGATGACGTAGAAAAGATTTTGGAGATAATGAACAAATTTCCAAATGTAGAAATAGCAGAACTAAAACAAGACAACAGTTCAGGAATTGGTAGCCATACTACTATGGTCATTCGTACCGAAGTTAATGGTATTGAAGGTGATTTTGAAATTGTGGTCTCTAGTGTAGAGAATTGGTAAAAGAAAGGAGGGCATGATGCCTAGTGTATTTTTGGTAAGCGACACGCACTTTGGTCACACTGGCGTGTGCCGCTTCACACGTAACGATGGTGTTACAAAACTTCGTCCCTGGGATGATCCCAACGAAATGGACGAGGCTATGATCAAGGCTTGGAACGAACGTGTTAAACCCACAGACAAAGTCTATCATTTAGGTGATGTTGTTATTAATCGTAAGGCATTACCTACGTTAGCTCGTTTAAATGGTGACAAGGTTTTGATCCGCGGTAATCACGACATATTCCGTGACGACGAGTATAGACAGTACTTTAGAGAATTACGTGCATATCATGTTATGAACGGAATGATCTTGAGTCATATTCCTGTACATAGTGATAGCTTAGGTCGTTTTGGTGTTAACATTCATGGACACACCCACGCAAATCGTGTAAAGAAACCTAGAGGTGTTGATGCACGTACTGGTGAAATTTTATACAGTGATGAAAACGATGTTCGTTATCATTGCGTCTGCGTAGAACAAACACCTGACTTTGCACCTATCTTATTTGAAGATGTTATTCGTAACATTGAAGCAGAAGGTGGCACTGTTGGGTTTAAGAACGGCAACGGTCCTACAATGTAAGGAGTCAAACATTGAAGTCAAAAACTATGGATGATTTGCCTATGAGCACTTATATATGTGTGGTCTGTGGTACAAAATATTTCGATACTAACCTTTACTTCTACGGTAAGGAGAGTACCAAGTGTCTTTGGTGTACTAAATTTCCTAAACAGAAAGAAAGACGATGAACAAAAGAATTCAACTGCTTGCTCAACAGGCTACTACTATTGAATACGGGATTGATAACGGCTTTGACCGAGTAACTTTTGATAAGGAAAAGTTCGCCGAGTTGATTGTGCGAGAATGTGTTGACGTTGTAAAGTGGACACCGTCTATATTTCCTAATGATACAATTATAAAAAATATTAAAGAACATTTCGGAGTTGAAGAATGAAAGAACGAATTCGAGAACTTGAAGCAAAACTGCAAGACCTATATGAAGGTCGAAAGGTAGTAATGCCTCATGACATTGATCACGCACATAATATGCTGATGGTAGCAGGTGCTTATATTCATCATGACAAACGGAATGTGTGGAACATACTTAAAAAAGATTTCGGAGTTGAAGAATGAAAATTAGATACTGTTTTATTTTGTTACTTGTTGGATGTACTACTCCGACACATCAACTTAGAGTAATATCAGTATCTGATCAATCAAACAATCACTGTATACAAAACAATCGTATTATTTGCGAGTATAAAACAAAATGAACGAACGATTAAAACAAATAATGTTAGATCACGGTCTTCACAAGCATATCACAGCCGACTGTCAACATCGTATGGAAAAGTTAGCTGAATTAGTAGCAGAGGAGTGTGCGCAGATCTGTGGTAGCCAAGCAGACAAGAAGAACATTCGTCGTGCGTTTGGACTTCCTGTTGACAGTAGTGTTAAATACCCTAGTCCAGAACCGCATTGGAGCATAACTTCACAGTATGAAAGACCTTTTAATTTACCAGGCACAGGGAAGTAAAAATGCCTAAATGTTATCAACTAGTCGGAATCCCAGGTAGTGGAAAGTCTACCTGGGTTGCCAATCAAGATTGGCTTGATGGAACACACTATGTTTCTACAGATAGTTATGTAGAAGCCTATGCCAAAAGTCAAGGTAAAACTTACTCTGAAGTATTTGTTGAATACATGCCCACAGCAGTTGATTTAATGGTGGAGGATGTTATTAGGGCAAGAGAAGCCGGATTGGATATTATTTGGGATCAAACATCAACCACTGTCAAAAGTCGGTTGAAGAAGTTCAATATGTTGCCCGATTATTATCATATTGCTATAGTATTTGGAACACCTGAACAACAGGAATTATATCGTCGATTGATGAGCCGTCCAGGCAAAGACATTCCGGATCATGTTATTGCCAGCATGATTGCCGATTTCGAAATGCCTACAGAAGAAGAAGGTTTCAAAGAAATTTGGAGAACTTAAGGAGCTTTTTGGCTCCTTTCTTTTTGACAAAACTGTCAAGTTATCATATAATTACAATGCAGACGTGAGTGGAATATGGTAGACCTCCTCCGAAGCTCTTCGGAGCCTAGGAGGGAAGGGCAGGTGACATTGTCATGCCTTGTAGGTTCGACTCCTACCGTCTGTACCATTAACTTAGGCTAAGAAAGGCACACTATGAAAAAGGCACTAATTGCATTTTTGATCATTCCCTTTACTGCGTATGCACAACAGTGGGACTTTGATAACAGTGGTAGTAGAATTTTTGACATGCGCAAAAATGAACAAAAGAAAATTACGATTACTATCGAAAGTGTAGAACCCAAAGACATGCAACGAGCCTGCGATAAGAAAAGCCGTCAACTAGGAAACGGCGGATTTAAAACTCCTATGTTGGCTTGTAGTTTCTGGGAAGGTAAAACCTGTCATATTATTATGCCTCACAAAGTAGACATGCGAACTGTGGGTCATGAAGTTATGCACTGTTTCCAAGGTAGTTGGCACTAAAATGAAAAAAGTTTCAAAAAGTCCTGAACGACACACCTTTCAAAAAGAAGGATACGTCAAACGTCAGGAAGAAAAAGGCGAGCCAGTCAACGAAGACTATCTTGATTGGTTCGAAAAGGTTCTCGACGAACATCAGCACAAGTTTGACGATCCAGAGAGTCGTCAAAATAATATGGAGTACGATCTACTAACCACAGATTGGATTTTGGAGAAAGTTAGGGCCAGTGATGCCTATGCTCAAAATTTGTATGCGGCCATGTGTAATATGCAATGGCGTAAACGTGAAATGTGGCCCGAACTCAAAGAAGAAAATTGGAGTTGCAGTTGGCGTTATGCTGGTGGTATAGTTGCAGACATGCGACAAGAAGGAGACTACATTGATTGGTATTGCTCAGGTATGGGTGGTCTTAATCAAGAGTATGATGGCGAAGAAACCAACGAGCAGTGGCAGGCTAGAACTGGCTATGTTCCAGAAAGTGTTGTTACTGAAGAAATTGAACGGGATCTAAATCAATTAGGTTGGGCTCCTATTCCTTGGAAAGACGACGAGCTATAAAGTAAATACATTATGAATACTTTTACATTTAACGCAGAAGATATTTTTGAAGACATTCCGGGAGATCCCGATAATGTTATACTAAAGTTTCCGCCTGAGATAATAGAATCCACAGGATGGAAAGAAGGCGATACATTGGACATTACTCTTGAGAACGGCAGTATTGTGATTAAAAAACTATGAGTAAGGGTGAACTATTAGAACTAACTGGGACTGTCTCTGAAGTTTGCCCCAATAACACTTACAGAGTAAAGATCGATAACATGGATCATGTCATGCTCTGTTATTTGGGCGGTAGACTAAAACAACATAAAATTAAAATTATTTTGGGTGACAGTGTAAAAATTGAAACCAGTGCCTATGATCTGAGCAAGGGCAGGATAACTTATAGGTTATGATCAATGAACAGTCTAATGGAAACTGTTTATGCTATTTGTGTTTCCATATTGGATAGCACCAAGTTAGGTATTAGCTTTCCAAAATTAGTAAATCGAATACGACGAGAATTCAAAGATCATTATCTAGAAATCAAAGTAACTACTGTAAGAGATAAAGCTCTTAATGATGAAATATTCTATGCTAATGGATACTATGATCCCACTGATGATGAAGAAGGTGAACGCTGTATTGAACTAGTAATTACTCACAACTTTGTCAAAGATAGATTATGGTATCCTGATGCAGTAAAACAATTATTGATACAGGTATTTGATACAGTAGTACACGAGCTACGTCATCAGAGACAGTATAGAAAACGTCACTTCAAAATGGGCAAAGATCGAGGAACTGGCTATAAGGAATATTTGGCAGATCCAGAGGAAATCGATGCTTACTCAATCAGTATTGCCATAGAACTTTGTCGCAGTTTGGGCAAGACTAGGGCTTTGAGATACTTGCACAATATCGATAAATTGAGTAGATTCAAAATCAATAATAATTTTGTAAGCACTGCCTTAGCTGCCTACAGAGCAGAGTTCCCCAATTCAGACGACCCTGTAGTAAAAGAACTTGCCAAAAAAATCTATGTAAGATTAAAAAAGATTGACACAGACTACATATTCCAGTAAAATACTAGTATTGTAAATGTCTGGAGCATATATGAGCGAACTTCACTCTGTGGTAGCAGTGCTAGAGCTGGCCTGTGCCGCACAGCGTCTTAATCAAGATTACGTCAAAGAAACTACTCCCGTTTACAGCGAGGATAATAAAATTCTCAGCTACAAGTGGGCTAACAAAATGTTGATGTTGACCAGCCTATATCCAGAAAACTATAGGGCTGTTCACGAGGGCGATGCCCCGCCGCCCTTGCTTAAAATCACGGATGAAGATAAAAGTCTCACTGAGGAGATTAAAAAATATTACAGGAAGTTGATGTTTAGTGCTGTAAAAGGTGATAATGAATTTCACACTGAAGTAAATGCTCTTTTAGAGAACGGTCAAGTACCTGCAAGCAAATTTGGTTTTATTGCCTGTTTACCCATGGTGTATAAACGTGATCTTTCCAAAAAACAATTTGAAAAGCGTATTAAAGAAATTGAAGACTCTTATATGGGTATGCCAGGCGAAATTATACTTGATAAAGACTGTGAGATACTAGAGTCAATTCGCTCAAAACATTATGATGCTTTTAATATTCTTGCTATAATTGATAACAAGATGGTGAGTTGGATGGGCAAGGTAGATCTCAAATTAGGTCCCTGCGTAGTCCAAAAAGCCAAAGTTAAAGAACACAGTCGTCACTGGAAAAATCAAAACAAAGTGACTAGACTTAATTATGTAAAGGCGTTTCAATGAGACAAGAACTAGACGAAGCACTTTGTAAGAAGTATCCTAAAATTTTTAAAGATAGACATGGTGATCCTAAACAGACATTGATGTGTTTTGGATTTGAGTGTGGTGATGGATGGTATAAAATTTTAGATGCACTGTGTGGTAATATTCAACACTACACTGATTGGAACAATCAAAATCATGCTAAAGGCTATAAACAATATAAGGAAGTGCCACAGTTAGTTGCTGTACAAATCAAAGAAAAATTTGGCGGCTTGCGTTTTTATTATGAAGGTGGAGATGACCAAATATACGGAATGGTGCGTATGGCGGAAAGCTGGGCCGCAGTGACCTGTGAAGAATGTGGCGCACCTGGGGAAATGAGAAGAGGTGGATGGATTAAAACATTGTGTGACAAACATGAAGAAGAACGGCAAGAGAGATATGCCAAACGTAATGGATTAGAATTATGAAAATAACAGTTGTGTCGGATCTGCATTTAGAGTTTTCTGACTGCTACGATATTAAGAACGCAGACAATGCTGATGTATTGATACTATCTGGCGATATTATGATTGCCGAAGACCTGCACGATCATCCGTATGTTCCTAGCATTTACGAACATGGATCATTTGCTGATCTAGGCCGCAAACAAAAGCGGGTGCAGACATTCCGTGATTTTCTGAAGCGTATGAGTAATTTGTTCCCACATGTTATCTATGTGGCAGGGAATCACGAATTCTACAATGGAAAATTTCATAAGGGTATTCAATACCTACGTGAAGAGTGTGCGCAGTATCCTAACGTCTATTTTATGGAAAACGATTTCAAATTAATTGATGACGTTATGTTTATTGGTGCTACATTATGGACTGACATGAACAAAGGTGATCCTATTACACTTCATGCTGTTCGTGACATGATGAACGACTTCCGTATTATCAAAAATGATGAAAAGGGCTATACTAATCTAAAGCCTGCTGACGTTGCTATTAGGCACAGAGAAACACTGAAATACTTTCAAAGTATTTTAGACGAAAATAAAGAACGTAAGTGTGTGATCGTTGGGCATCATAGTCCCAGTTATCAAAGTATGCATCCTATGTATTCTAATGATCATATTATGAACGGTGCTTATCACAGTGATCTCAGTGAGTTCATGTTTGATAATCCTCAGATTGTTTTGTGGACGCATGGACATACACATCATTGCTTTGATTACCAAATAGGTAATTGCAGAGTTGTCTGTAACCCTAGAGGTTATCAAAACGATGGATATAGTGAAGAAACAGGTTGGAATCCTAACATAATTTTGGAGATTTAAATGGAACCAGATATCGCAGAAATGCTGAGAACTACAGCAAAGAATATAACTGAACTTTTCAGTATGTTGGCCACTAAAGTTGAAGCTTTGGAGAAAGAAAATGCAGAACTCAGAAGTCAGCTTTCAAACAACAATGAGTGATAAAGACTTTAGACGCTTTAAAAAATGGCTTAAAAGTCATTTAGCGTTTGGTCCTACTACTGTTGTGTTTACAAAAAAGGATGGTACAGAGCGAGAAATGCTCTGCACTACTAATCCTGATATTGTGCCATACATTGAAAAAGCAGAAACTAAGATTCAAAAAAAGATCAATGAAGAAGTCTGTAACGTTTATGATGTTAAAGCCAAAGGTTGGCGTAGCTTCAGATGGGATAGTATTAAAGGTGTAAAATTTACTCTAGGGGGCTAACATGCCACGTTATGTAGATGACAAGTGTGAAGTTCGATGCGAGGACAATGACAAAGTTGTAACTGCTGATATTCTTAGTTTTCAAGAAGGTAAAAGTCTAAGTGTCAGCCTTAATAAATCTTTGAAATTGGTAATGCCCTGGAATGGTAAAGTTTATGAAGCTAGAATGTCCTGTTTGACTTTTGTCAGCAAAGGTCCTAAAATTACTGAAACTAAAGAAAGCACAAGATGAAAATTGGTCTTAGTTATAGTCGTTGTGTTCGCGACATTGTTGAAGGTACTGTAGATATTAATGATGTACTTGTCATCATTGCTCGAACAGATTTCGATCCGCGTGACGACAAACAGTGGGAAGGTATTTGGCAAGGATATGGTGCCGGCAGCGACGGTAACATGATGCGTGGGTTCTTTGGAGGCAGTCATCCTGAATGGGCTGGCTACACTGACGCAGATGAAGATCGTTTTCGTAGCGTTAGTATTGAACTTTGGGAGTCTGGAAAATTTCATCAGCCACGTAAGTTTGATGCTTACCCACATCGAATGCCTTACTATTGGCTTGAAACATTTTTACCAGACAACGAGCTAGATAAAAATCCAGCCGCTAAAAAAGCATTTGAAAAATTTAAAATGATTGCAGGTCTAGTAAGTCCTGCCACAGACAAACTTAACGATAATTTTTAAGGATAAACATGCCACATCTAGTACCTATTGTAGTTGAACAAGAAAGCAGGGGCGAGCGCAGTTATGACATTTATAGTAGACTGCTTAAAGATCGTATTGTGATGTTAGACACTGATGTTAATGAACACAGTGCCAGTTTGATTGTAGCACAACTATTATTTTTAGAAAGTCAAGGAAAAGAGGACATTACATTTTTTATTAACAGTCCTGGTGGTGTTGTTACTGCTGGCATGGCAATTTATGATACAATGCAGTTTATTCGTCCCGATGTTGCTACGGTAGTTATGGGACAGGCTTGTAGTATGGGTAGCTTGTTAGCACAAGCTGGCGCTCCTGGAAAACGTAAGATGTTGCCCAATGCTCGCCATATGATTCACCAGCCTAGTGGTGGTGCTCGTGGGCAGGCTACAGACATGCAGATTCAAGTTGAAGAAATCTTGAAGATGAAAAAGTCACTGACTGAAATCTATGTTAAGCACAATTCAAAAGGTAAGACTTTTGATCAACTTAGTGCAGATATGGAGAGAGACAAATTTATGAGTGCTGAGGAGGCACTGGCTTACGGATTGATCGATGAAATTGTAACTAGCCGATAAATACGCAGTTAATTTAAAAGGCCCGTTGTGAGAAAACTTGAAGAATTCAACGCCCAAGAGCGTATGGAAATCGCCTTGCTGGATCAGCATGTGCATTTTCTTGTAGGTGAGATTGACACTGACAGTATCTACGAATGTATTCGTTGGATAACTTATGAAAATTTAGACGCCAAAACTGATAAAACTCTAACACTCTATATCAATAGCACTGGTGGGGATTTGTACGAAGCCTTTGCCTTAATTGATGTGATGCAGAGCAGTAAACATCCAATTAGAGTGATTGGTATAGGCGCTGTAATGAGTGCGGCATTTTTGATATTTGCCAGCGGTACTAAAGGTGAACGATATGCTGCCAAAAATACCAGTTTCATGTGTCATCAATTCAGTGAAAGTATGAGTGACAAATATCATGATCTCAAAGCCACAATGAAAGAAAATGATTTGTGTAATCAAAAAATGGTAGACATCTTGAGATCAGCCACAGAATTGACCCCATCCAAAATCAAAACCAAACTGCTTCCTGCTTCAGATGTGTATCTAACAGCACAGGAACTATTGGAATTTGGTGTTGCAGATTATATTTTAAATCAAGAAGAAGATTGACAAACTACAGAAGTTGTCTTATAATACTAGTATTGTAAATTACTTCTGGAGCCAAAATGCATCAAATTATTGCCAAACTAGAAAGCGATAACAGCCGCCTTTTCAAAGAGAGTGTTATTGCTGAAGAAATGGCTAATAACAATACGGAGTTTTTTGAAGGCATTAAACTGTGTCTTAGTCCGTTTGTGACGTTTGGTGTTAAAAAAGTTCCCACTCACGGTGGTCCAGATGGTCAAGGCTTACCTTGGGGTGTATTTGCCAAACTAGCAGATCAACTGGCCAAGCGTGAACTCACAGGTCATGATGCACGTGATGCTATTGAGTTGTGTCTTAAGACTGCTAAACAGGACGAATGGAATTTTTGGTACCGTCGAATACTGATCAAAGATCTGCGTTGCGGTGTTAGTGAAAAAACTATCAACAATGTAGCAAAAAAACAAAAACGTAAAGAATTTGAAGTGCCATTATTTACTTGTCAACTGGCTCATGGATTTGAAGATCATGAGTCCAAAGCCACAGGTAAACGGTATGTAGAAGTCAAGTTAGATGGTGTTCGTGTATTAACTATTGTTTACCCAGATGGCAGGGTCGATCAATACAGTCGTAACGGTAAAGAGCTAGTAAATTTCGAACATATCAAAGAACAAATTAGTAAAACTGCAAGTCAGTTTGGTGAAGCTGTAGTACTTGATGGTGAAGTGATGAGTGCCAGTTTTCAGGATCTTATGAAACAGGTTCATCGTAAAGACAATGTATCTGCAGGTGATGCCGTTTTGCATTTGTTCGATATTGTTAGTCTTAAAGATTTTCAATCAGGAAAAAGCAAAGTTCGACAAGAAGAACGTAGCGAGCGTGTATATAAGTGGCATAAAGCCAACAAAGATGCACTGCCAAATGTTGCAGTAGTAGGGCATGAACTTGTTGACCTTAGCACTAGCGAGGGGAAAAAACGTTTTAAAGTGATTAATCAGTCCGCCATTGAAGGTGGGTATGAAGGCATTATGATTAAGGATCCAGATGCCGCGTACGAATGTAAACGTACTACTAGTTGGTTAAAATTAAAACCATTTATTGAAGTATCATTAGGTATTCAAACTGTAGAAGAAGGAACTGGAAGAAATGAAGGAAGACTTGGAGCCTTTGTTTGTGAAGGTGAGGACGACGGAAAAAACATCCGTGTTAATGTTGGCAGTGGTTTTTCTGACAGTGACCGTGATGTATTCTGGACTTCACGTCCTAAACTCATTGGGCAAATCGTTGAAGTGCGAGCAGATGCAATTACACAAAACCAAGACGGATCATACAGTCTCCGGTTTCCACGCTTTTTGCGTTTCCGAGGATTCGAAGTTGGAGAAAAACTTTAAGGACGAACAATGACTAACCCGTTTAGAGATCAAGAAAAATTCATGCGAGCCTGCGATCAAACAGTCGAAGGCTTTAATCAAGAACAATTTAAACTTTATGTTAAACTTATCGATGAAGAATTTAATGATGAACTAAAAACAGCGATAAGTAATAACGATCCAGTGGAAACATTGGACGCACTTCTAGATATTCTAGTTGTAACTATTGGTGCTATACACAGTATGGGCGCAGATGGTGAAGGAGGATGGAAAGAAGTCATGCGTACTAACTTTGCTAAGATTGATAAAGATACTGGCAAAGTTCGTAAGCGAGAAGATGGTAAGGTCTTGAAGCCCATTGGATGGTCTCCACCAGATCTTAAACCATTTGTAACAAAGTAAACTTAAAAGGAAATAAAATTATGAACTACAGTATGTCAGCCGCAGAAAGTCTCAATGTCGCCGTAGCAGGTGTATTAGGCAGGATGGGAGTTGGTGTATTGGCGACCCTTGTTATGGCCGCAGTCATCCAAAGCCTAGGTCTAGTACCTGTGCTATTCGGTGGCATATTGGGTTATGTTATTATCTTTGCTCCCCTTGCTATGAGTCTTTTCCTAGCTTGGAAAGGATCTGAAATGAGCGAGTCAACCATTAAAGCATGGTACTTTGCTTTTGCTGGAGCTATGGGTTTGAGCCTTAGTATGATTTTTCAAATTTACACTGGTGCTAGTATTGCTATGGCACTTATTGGTACTACAGTAAGTTTTGGTGCCTTGGCATTTTGGGGATACTTTACTAAGAAAGATATTTCAGGTTGGGGGCCATTTTTGTTTGCAGGTGTTATTGGCCTAATTGTTGCAGGTATTGCTAATATTTTTATCGCTAGCACAGCACTACAAATGACCTTGAACGTCATTACTATTCTTGTGTTTCTTGGTCTTACAGCATATGATATGAACAGAATTCGAGATATGTTTTGGAGTGCTGATCAAGGTGAGATTGCTCGTATGCAATGGTTCGCGGCATTGAGCTTGTATATCAATTTTATCAATATTTTTGTAAGTCTCCTGCAACTTTTTGGAAGTAAAAACGAATGAGAAATTATTGGACTTGTTCTAAATTTGCTGATTGGATCCGCGGTACTACCAAGTTAAAATGTGGTACTGGAAAAGAATGGCGAGAGTGGGAAGAGGCTGCTAAGGCTCAATATCCTATCCGTTGGTGGATCGCTGAAGAAGGTTTGGACAAAATCCAAGACGTTTGGTGTTGGATTCCAGAAAGGTTAAATGACGTTAGGTATTATATTAATAATCGCTGGGTTACTCGCAGCCATGCCCTTACTGCCCATCCCCGAGATATTGCACCAGGTGCTTGGTGTGATGTGGGCAATCGCTTTTTGCCTTGTCTTTTCAACGAGCTTGTGGATTTTGTTGAAGTAGAACAGGCTTGGCATACGTGTCTTTGGGATGATGCTGCTCGTAAAAAGTATCAAGTTCCTTGGTGGCGCAGTGGTTGGCTGCGCTGGAGAACTTGGCGTTGTCCTGAAGCAGGTATTGAACATCTAAAATGGGCAATGACTTTGACCAATGAGGAATTTTTAGATGAAGATCAAAAGCATCTAGCAGAGCCCACTTATCAAGCCAAAGCCGCTAAAGAAATCTTAGAGCTTTATACTTGGTGGAAGGAAGTTTATCCAAATCGTCCTGATGTACACGATGCTAGTGGGTGGACTGCTTACTGTGATATGCGTCGTGAAAAGGGATACCATCTTCTAGACATGGAGGACAAAACTCCGGAGGAAGCAGAACAGTGCCGTTCAGCTCTTGATAAGTCTCGAGAGATTGAAAAAGCCTATAATGATGAAGATGAAGTCATGATGATTCGTCTTATCAAGGTTCGTGAAAGTCTTTGGACATAAAATACCGGCGAGACAATAGACGATGGATCGTGGAAGTTTGGCAAGAACCTTCCTATCCTAGTCAAATAGATGAAGATGTAACTTACGACGAAGAAACTTATGTTTCTATTAACGATTGGTGTAAACAGACTTTTGGTTATCATGCTCGTACAGCCTATCATATATTTGAACTAAAGAAAAAACAGCACTTAGATTGGTTTTTGCTCCGATGGAGTTAAATACATAGTCTTTAAGGAGCATCCTATGAAACATATGATTTTTGTAGCAGGACTTGCATTTGTGCTTTCAGCGCCAGTTCATGCACAGGAAAAGAAAGAAGCAAGCCCACCAGTGGCTGTAGATACTAAGAAAATCAAAATTGAGCGTCCAGACGCTGCCAAGGCAAGAGAAGCTGAGAAAGAAGCCAATAAAAAACCAGCTCCTCCCAAAAAAGGTGATCCAAAAGCGCCACCTCCAAAACCAGTGGAGCACGTACATTGTGATGTTAAAAAGGATCCAAAATGCCAAAACGTGATTCGTAAGCCAAAAACCAAAGAAGAGCGTGAGGCAGAAAAAGCAGCCAAAAAGTAATAACACAGCCCACTCCTCTTGTAGCCTAGCTCAACGAGTGGGTTTTCTTTTGACTAGTTGACAAAGTTTTGAAGTGAACGTATAATTATAAACATAGTAAAACACTGACAGGAGATACAAATTGGCTAGAACAAGTGCAAAGAAAACCCGTGTTACTCGAAAGCAAGTTGCTGAACATCGGTCTAGGTCACAAAAGGATCACAGCCCTAGTTGGGAAGGCTGCGAGAACTTTAGCACTGAGGAATTCTATAGACACTGGCAAGGGGCTATGGCCTATTACAGAACTGAATTCAAAGCCAGCGATCTCAAACCTGCAGTGATTAAATGGATGACCAGTAATGATTATCCAAAAAATATCATCGAAGCTTTTAAGAAAAGTAAAGATTTCCGTTGCAATGGAACAATGGGTGGCATAGCTAGTTGCTTGCTTCGTGGTATGCCTGCTGTCCGTGCAGATTTTAATCATGGTCGTAACAGCGCCTTATGGCTTGGTGATCAAATTGCAGACATTGTTGAAAATAGCAAAATGGACGTTGAGGACGAAGAAACAGAAATCAAAAATGTCGTACCACAAATCTCAATTCAGGAACGTGTACGCGAAGCTACTTTTGGTATGACTGAAGAAATTGAAGACGCTATTCAACGTTGGCAAACTGATCCGGATAACTTCAATCCCAAAGAGTTTAAAGTATTGAATTTGCTCAAAGGCAAGCAGGCCAAGGCTGCTCATGCTCGTATTATTCGTGATTTCTATGCTCGAGATCTTGCTGAACTAGAAGAATTAGCCAGTGGAAATGCTGATGAACAACTTCGAGAAGGTTACAGTCATCGTAGCAAAAAACAAATTCGTACCTTTATTGAATTCCTACGTGAAGTCAACGAGGCCTGTACCATGCTGATGCAAGAAGCCAAAGTTACTCGCAAACCACGTGCTAAGAAAGCAGTACCTGCTGACAAAGTTGTTGCTAAGATGAAGTACCTAAAAACCTTCGAACCTCTAAAACTTGTTTCGATTAATCCAACTGATATCTTAGGTGCTAAAGAACTTTGGGTTTATAATACCAAATATCGAAAACTAGGCAGATATACGGCTGCTGAATATCAAGAACTCAATGTTAAAGGAACTAGTATTACTGGGTTTGACGAAGTTCGAAGCATCTGTAAAACACTTCGAAAGCCCGAAGAAAAGCTCAAAGAGTTTAAGGCTGCTGGCAAGGTGCAGTTGCGTAAGTTCTTGGAAGATATTAACGCTACTGATGCACGTATGAACGGTAGAATCAATGAAGAAACTATTCTGCTTAAAATAGCATAACTTAACTGAGTCCAGGCACAATAACCCGCTAATTGAGGTTATTGTGCCTTTTTTTTGATTCTGGGCTGAATAGAAAAACGATAATTGACTTTTCTAGCTAAATATAGAAAAGGATATGTTATTATGAATCAACTGCTTCAGATTGTGGATAATAAACTTGTAGTAGATCGACTACGAGTTAAAAACACCGAAGGCGATATCACTCATTCAGATAGAATCACAGTGATGGGATCTGCTATATTTGCTGATAATGTTAAACTGGGCAAAAACTTAGAAGTTTTAGGCACGTTAACTGTTGATACTATCAATGCAAAAAATATTATTACTGATATAAAAACTGATTCAGACGGCCAGTTAGATTTCGTAGAGCAGAGCAAAGAAGAGCTAGATGGTAAGGGAATTAATTTTATTGCTGGCGATGTAGTTGATCAGTTAGTTTACAAAGCTGATGGTAGGATTTATTCAACACTCAATATAGATCTAGCAAAAGATCATGCATATCATATTAATAAATTACCAGTTATATCCTTTGACACACTGGGCCAATCTGTTGTAAACAGTAATCTACGAAAAGTAGGTACATTAAAAACACTGAATGTAGCGGGTGCGGTAAACTTCGGTGATTGGATGTTTTTTAACCCCAATCATCAAAGAATAGGCATTAATACTGAAAACCCTAGCGGTGCATTAACTATTGCAGAAAATAATGTAGAGTTAGTATTAAGCAGTTATAAAGTCAATGTTGGATATATTGGTACATATAACAATGCCGATTTAGATATAGGCACAGATAACACTACAAGAATTAGTATTAAAAATACTGGTGACATTGATGTAGGTAACAGCAAATACAAAAATGCAGTAGTAAGAATACACGGAAGACTAGAAGTTGACGAAATCGTCAATACCAAAGGCATTGACAACACCAACTCCTTTATTATTCAAAGTAAAAATGATAATGCTGTATATGGTAAGGGAATCATTTGGTTTCACAACAATACCAATAGAGAGTTGATTTACACTGCAAATCCTGACAAAATTTATTCTAGCGAAATAATTGACCTGGCAGATGGCAAATATTTTTCTATTAATAACAGTATGGTGCTTTCTAGAAGTAGATTAGGAGCCACTGTTACTGAAAGTAGTTTAAACTCTGTTGGAACATTACACTCATTAGAAGTTATTGGTGAAACAAAATTAAAGTCTACAGTTGTATTTGGTACAAATAGAGATGTCACTGTTACCGATAAAATTACATTAGGTGGTGAAAACTCTTTATCAATTACCAAAGATGGAGTAGATGTAAGCAAATCATTCACAGTGACTTGCGATCAAGAACAAGAGTTCAAAGTAGATAGTTATGGGTCTATTGAGATTGGTAATAGAAATAATACCAATAGACGTGTAACAGTATATGGGCAAATGAGTATCGGGGTCAACAATCCAACTTCAGATGTAAGTTTTACTGTTAACGGTGCTGTAAGTTTTGACAACAAAAAATTTGTTACCGGTGTTTCTAAACCCACAGCTGGTAACTTTAGAAAGGGCGATGTTTGCTGGAACACTGATCCAAAAGCAACAGACTATGTTGGTTGGATATGTGTAAGAGAAGGATCTCCAGGTGAATGGCTCCCATTTGGATCAATCGCAACAGAATGAAATATGGGTTTTAGGTAATGGCGAAAGTCGTACCTCAATAGATGTATCTAAACTACCTAGACCCATAATCGGTTGTAATGCTATACATCGAGATTTAATCTGCGATTTTATTGTTGCAGTAGACAAACGGATGGTAGATGAAATTATTTCTAATCCATCCTATCGATCAATACCAATATTCACTAAACCAAATTGGTTATCATATTACAAACACAATCAAGTTAGGTCAGTTCCATCTTTGCCTTACAAGGGATCTAGCAAAGCAGATGATCCTTGGCATTGGACTACGGGGCCATATGCTGTGTTATTGGCGTCAAATTTAAATTTTAAAAAAATCAATCTAGTCGGTTTTGATTTATTTGGAAAAAATCATAGAATCAATAATGTATACAAAGATACAAAAAATTATTCTAGTAGCACAAAACTTCCAGTAGATCATAGTCATTGGATATACCAACTTCCTAAAATATTTGAATGCTTTCCAGAAAAAGAATATATACAATGGAATACAAAAGATTGGTATATTCCAGATACCTGGAAGAACATAAAAAACTTGACTTTTTCTTTTTTCTAAGTATAATTATACAATAGAGGACTTGGCATTCATCCCTCTTTAAAAATTCTGCATGTCATCAAACTTGCTACTTTTAAAGGAGACTAGAGATGGCAAAACTCACAGCTGAAAGATATTACGATTTTTCATCAGGACATCGTGTCCATGGACACGAATCAAAATGCGCTCACTTACATGGGCACAACTATCGAATTACATTTACTATAGAATCAGACGAATATGAATTAAATTCGGTAGGACATGTAATGGATTTTGGCGCAATTAAAAGTTTACTTTGCGATTGGATTGAAGAAAACTGGGATCACAAATTTTTAATTTGGTCCAACGATCCTTGTGCGGAGACACTAAAACAATTAGATCCAGAAGGTGTAGTAACTGTTGCATTCAATCCCACAGCAGAAAACATGGGAAAATACTTAATAGAGGTTGTCGCACCAGTTCAATTAGATAGCACAGGGTTTCAACTCGTTAAAGTTAGAGTAGAAGAAACTCGTAATTGCAGTGTTGAGGTACTAAAATGACTGTAAAATACTATTCAACAAAAACTTATGGGACTGACCGAGGTCTTAGTTGCTGTTTTAGACAATGGAGAGCAACACACAGTCATTGTTCGTTGTTACATGGGTACAGTATTGGTATCAAACTAATTTTCGAAAGTGAAACTTTAGATCCTATGAATTGGGTCATGGACTTTGGTGGATTAAAGAAATTTAAAGATTGGGCTGATCACATGTTTGATCATACCCTAGTCGTGGCCGAAGACGATCCACAATTAGATTTATTCAAACAAATGGCTAGTTTAGGTCTACAAGATAAGAGTGGTATCTGTGATTTGAGAATAGTTCCAGCAGTCGGTTGTGAAAAATTCGCAGAGTTGGTATATAATAAAATGACAGAAATACTAGATCAACTTAAGGAATTTCCAGATTCTGGAAGGTATCCAGTTAATCCGATGGTGCGTCTTAAGAGTGCCGAAGTGTTCGAACATGCTGGTAATTCTGCTATCTACGAAGGATAAATGATTTCTAAGAATGTCATTTGTCTCAAGCATGGGGCAAAGTACAATTTTGACTATGTCAATAGACTTTACTCCATGGTGAGGCGACACAGTACTTACGAAATAAATTTCTATTGCATTACAGAAAATCCTTACAATTTACATCCTGATATTAAAATTTTGCCGTTGCCGTCAAATATATCGTTACAGGGTTGGTGGTACAAACCCTATGTGTTTAGTAAAAACTTTCCAGTAATTGGTGATTTACTATTCATCGATCTTGACGTTGTGATTATAAAAAACATTGATTGTTTTTGGGATTACGAACCAGATAAATTTTGTATAATAAGAGATTTCACACGTTCACAAATATCGGATTGGAAAAGATTTAACAGCAGTATTTTTAAACTAAAGTCCGGATCCTTTCCAAATGTTTGGGAAAACTTAGTTAATGATCTAAATCAATCCAAGAGAATGCACGGTGATCAAGATTGGATCTATAGTCAAATAAAACACAATTACGCTTATTGGCCAGATGACTGGTGCCAAAGTTACAAATGGGAAATAAGAGATCGTAAAGAAATTATAGGATCTGGACAAAAAAGAACATTTGCATCAATACTTCATGAACCTAAAATCAAATTAGAAACCAAAATACTAGTATTTCATGGTGATCCAAAACCTGATCAGGTAAAGGATCCAATAGTCATTGACAACTGGCAATAACTAAAGTAAAATATACTTATGATTAAACGTATCGGTTTTGCCTGCAAATGGATTGATTTCCCCCACCAAGTTGATGGGATTGGTCCCAAAGACGACTGTAAAAAATACAATACTGGTGGCACTACAGTAGCTTGGTTAAATAGACAGAGTCGACAAGTTGCAGAAGAAAAACTATGGAATCTTATGAAAGATAACATAGAAAGTATTCGTAAACTTGTTGAACGTGTCGGAGGGTTAGATGATGAACTACGTATGGTTCGTATTAGCAGTGACGTCTTGCCTGTTTATACTGAGCCTACTTGGTCTTACTTTTGGCGTGATCCTGGAGCTATTCGGTATGCAGAGCAAGCATTTGGACAGGTCGGAGATTTGGCTAGAAAAAACAACGTTAGGTTGTCTTTTCATCCTGGCCAGTTCACCGTTCTTGCTAGCGATAATCCAGATATCGTTAAACGCTCAATAGAGGAGTTCGAATATCATGCAGATATGGCCCGTTGGATGGGATACGGTAAACAATTTCAAGACTTCAAGATCAATGTCCACATCTCGGGTAGACAAGGTCCAGCCGGTATCAAAAGCGCACTTGGGCGTCTCTCACCAGAAGCGCGAAACTGTATTACTATCGAAAACGACGAAATGTCCTGGGGAATCGACGCTAGCCTCGAACTATGTAACGATCTCGCTTTGGTGTTAGATATACATCACCATTGGGTTAAGACTGGAGAATATATTAGTGCCAAAGACGACCGTGTTAAAAAAGTTATTGACAGTTGGCGTGGTGTGCGTCCTGTTATTCATTACAGCGTTAGCCGTGAAGATGTACTCGTCGGTCATGATGCTACCAATCGCCCAATCCTGGAGTCTCTGTTAGAAACAGGACACAAAAAAGCCAAACTTAGGGCGCACAGCAACTTTTACTGGAACAAGGAAGTCAATGACTGGGCTCTAACATTCCGCGATAATTTTGATATTATGTGCGAATCAAAAGCTAAAAATCTAGCCAGTTTCAAACTATACGAATATGCCAATGGACAGTCTAGGCTGGTCTAATGAGGTGTTTAATCGCCGATGTATAGGCTGGGAACTTAAATTTTCACTAATACCAAGACGTTGTTTTTACACCGGTAAACAGTTATGGTTTAAAATGGCCTATGTAGGTGTTGGTATGATTACAGGTCCAGGCGAGCCCGTGTTTGAATATCGATGGTGTGAAAGAAAAGAATACTTACTTTTAAAATTAAAAGGAACAATATAAGGGGCAAAGGCCCCTTATATTATTTTGCCTTAGGTTTACGGCCTCTCTGACCTGTGGCAGCTTTGACTTTGGCTGTGGTTTTTTTGACCCCAGCCTTAGCCTTTTCTTTTACTACCTTTACGTCAGCAGAGTCAACCTTACCATCCTTATTAACGTCAGCGGTGGCTTTGACCCCCTCTACTACGTTTTGGACAGCAGCTTTTGCGTCAGCAGCATCAACTTTTCCATCATTGTTTACATCAAAGCTCTTTGCAGAGCGATTGTAATAGATAAATCCGCCAATGACCACTACTGCGATTGCTACGAGTACGATTTCCATGGTTAAATCTCCTTGTGGATTATTTATAAGTAAATATATGATGAGCCAAGAAATCAAACAATATCTTTCAATTCTAGAGGGAAAACGAGAAAAATTAGAGCTTAACAAGCTCTTGTACTCTAGAGAAGAACTAGCCCCGTCTATTAGCAAAGAAACACTGGACTATCATTACGGTAAACTTGCACAAAGCTATGTTGATAGATTTAATAAAGGTGAGGGCGATGATAAGTTCAATAAAGCTGGTGCATTTTTACACAATATTTTATTTGCTCAATATCAAAAACCCAATAATAAAAACGAACCATCTGGCGCTATCAGCGAATTCATAACTAAGCACTATAAAAGTTTTGACAAATTCAAAGAAGAATTTAACAAAGTCGCCATGGGAATACAAGGCAGCGGTTGGGTCTATTTGGCCAGAGACGGCAAAATCAAAACTATCACAAATCACGAAATCAAAAACGATATCGTTCTGTTAATAGATTGGTGGGAACACGCCTGGGCATTAGATTATCAAAGTGACAAGAAAAAATACTTAGAAAACCAGTGGAAAATTATTAATTGGAACGCTGTCAGTTCCGCCCTAGGTCTAGCAACTAAAATTTAAATAGTTGACTATGACTTCAACACAGCAACTAAAGGTTGTTACATTCCTTTTTACTCTATCCTGCTTTTATTATTTTGATCTTACTTTATTTGTTGCAGGTATACTTTTAGGTTGGATTTTATCTGGTATCGCTGTTAGCGCACTGTATCATAGAAAAATAAGTCATAGAGCGTTTGAATACAGAAACAAGTTAACTGAATATTTCTGTTATCTGCTTATGATAATGAGCGGACAGGGAACACCATTGGGTTGGGCTATTATACATCGAACACATCATGCCAAAACTGACACCATCGAAGATCCACAGAGTCCACACAGTGTTGGAAAATTTAGGACTTTGATTAGCTGGTATAACATTGATAATGTAAATTCAAAACTTGTTATAGATGTACTACGTGATAAAAAACTAATGTTTTTACATAATCACTATAACAAAGTTTTTTCAGTATATGCTTTGATTTTATTTTTAATCAATCCCTTATGGGTTTTGTATTTTGCAGGTGTAAGTGTCACAGTATGTGCTTTTTTTCTAGGTATTGTTAACACATGGGGACATAGCGATGTCAATAAAAATTCAGGAACTTATGCAAAAAATATCAGCTTCTTGGGATTGCTCTGGGGTGAGGAAACGCACAAGGATCATCATATCAGTCCTAGCAATTCTAGGTTTCATGATTCAGATTACTGTTATTGGTTTATCAAGCTCGTAGGAAAATCTAAAGTTTAGAAATATCATCTAAACTACTGGCTTTCATATCCCAGATTTTTTTGTGTTCTACACCTTTACGTTGAGCGAATCGTTTGGCGTCACAATTGGCGCAGACATGAAAATAATTGTTATTCAATCTCTTAGGGCTCATTTTGGCCCTTTCTCTTTTAAAAACTTCTGAACAACTGTCACAGCGAAACACAGCCACAGTTTTTTCTCTAACATAACTGTGTTCTGCACCTAGCTTACTAATACGCTTGTATAAGTGTTTTTCTATTTCTTCATGTAAGAACATCAAATATTTACATTAAGGTTATAAAACCGTTTGATAAATATCAATATGATTACAATAACTGACTCTGCTAAAGAAAAAATTCTAGATCTCCTTAACGAGGAAAACAACCCTAATTTGTCCCTTAGAACATTCGTTCAAGGTGGTGGGTGCAGTGGCATGCAATACGGATTCACTTTTGACGAAGAACAAAATGATGACGATTTTGAAATACCTTTGGAAAAATACAAAGTGTTAATTGATGCCATGAGTATGCAATACTTACAGGGATCAGAAATCGATTACAAAGAAGACGTTATGGGTGCCAGTTTTAACATAAAAAATCCTAACGCCCAAACCACGTGTGGCTGCGGATCCAGCTTTGCAACAGCAGATAATTTTAATGATGGGATGAACTAACAATGGCCAAGCAAACAATTGACATCGGCATACAGGGCAATGACGGCACTGGCGATAGCATTCGAGAATCTTTTAGAAAAGTTAACGATAACTTCAACGAACTATATGCTGTTTTTAGTAATGAAGGAAGGATTAGTTTTGAAGATTTGGATAATACCCCAAATTCATTAGGTTCAAATCAAATACTAACTTCTAATGATGCCGGAACTGAAATACTGGCAAGAAACCTAGTAAACGGTACAGGTATATCCATTGACACTTCGGACCCAACAAGAGTTACTATTTCCTCTAGCGGTGGTCAAGTTAGTGCTGACACAAGTCCAAGACTTTCTGGACCTTTGAACGGAAATACTTTCCCCATAGGAAATATTTCCGATCCAACAGCAATTGCTGTAGCACAATTTAACGCTATACACGGAACTACAATTACTGCTGATAACCTAGCCATTACCAAAGGTTATGCAGATAGAAGGTACATTCAACAAACTGGTGGATCTGGGTCTTCGGGACAAATTAGATTACGTGAAGAGCCATTAAATGCTAGTGAATACACTATTGTTATCACATTTGCTGATGGTAATGTCAGCAAGACAGATCATGGATTTGACAGCGGTGCTGATGGTATTAGTTTTACCTACAATACTACTGGTATCAGTGCAACTAATCTAAGTGCTCAAACTTCAGCCGGTTCATTTGTTCCTGGAAGAACTTATGTAATTAACAACGTAGGTAATACCAATTTCGTTGCCATCGGAGCTAGAGAAAATAGAGTTGGTAGAAGATTTGTTGCGACCGGAGTTGGTTCTGGAACGGGTACAGCTAAACCCGTATATTTTTTAAAATATGTAAACGCCAGCCAGTTAAGTGTTCATTTAACTTTCGACGATGCTAAAGAAGGAACCAATAGGATTACTGTATCTGGTGGCACTGGTACACAGTCATTAACTGATTCGTTCTATGATCCTTCTCTACAAGGATTCTGGGTCAGTAACGAAGCACTGCCAAGAACCAGTGTTGTAAGAAGACAGGGCGATACTATGACTGGGTCTTTGACACTGTCAGATCATCCAGGAACTTTAGCTGGTTCAGGAACACCTAATGGTGCAGACGATCTTCAGGCTGCTACAAAATATTATGTAGATAATAGTAGTTTTGCCAGCACAGTGAATTTATATGTGTCGACTTCTGGAGACGATGCACAAACAAATACCCCGCCAGGAAAAGAGGGAAGAGCACTGGCATACTCTTTTGGCAGTGTTGCAGCGGCTTGTGATCATGCTGACTATTTGATTAAAAGTGCAGATCCAGAGCCAGGTCCTTATAATCAAAAAATCACGTATGCCAGTAGCGAAGTCACATCAACTGTAACTAAACTTGAAACTGCACCTTCAGGCTATAGTAGATTATTCTTTAGAAACAATAGCGGTAGTCCAGTAGATCAAGGAAACCCTTTAAACATAGATCTAATACCTGGAAAATTAATTGTAGGTAATACTAGCGGAGCCAAAGGTTATATTGTGTACTATTACGGTGCCGATGGTAGCTCTATAATTGGTGAAGACTATTTGGATTTGGATCCAGTATCAGGCACGTTCCAGTTAGGTGAGGAGCTAACTTATGGCGAGGCTGTAAAAGAACTCAACATAACAATTTTCATTGAGAGTGGCATCTACTACGAAGATTTTCCGATCAAAGTTCCGCCCAACGTTGCTATCGTCGGTGAAGAAATGCGTAGAACTATTATTAGACCTAGAGATAGAGTAAGTCAGAGTAAATGGGCACAAATCGCATTTTATAGAGATAAAACGTTTGATGGTTTAAGAACCACAGGATTTGTTGGTGCAAATTTGGCCACCAGTACAACAGTTACTCCATCGCAACTAGATGGCGACATCACTGTTACATTGGGGTCTGGAACAACTAACTCTAGTTGGGTAGGTGCATTTTTTAGAGCTTCACAAGGCGGAAATCTTCCACCAGCCGAAGGCGTTATTACAGCAGTGAGTGGTAGCACAACATTTTCAGTCACACTACACGATGCATTCTCGGCACTGACCCCAGTAACATCAGGTAATTGGAGCATTTATCAAACAGTTACTTATGGTTATCATTATCTAACTGATCCATCAAACAGACAAAGTACACCAAAAAATAATAAGGATATGGACGTGTTCTTAATGAACGACAGCAATATCCTTAGACAGATGGCTGTTCAAGGTCACGGTGGATTTATGATGGTGTTAGATCCTGCTGGACAAATATTAAGTAAGTCCCCTTATTGTCAACAGAGTTCGAGCTTTAGTCAAAGTATTAATAAACAAGCATTTAGAGGTGGACAATTTGTAGATGGTTTCGTTGGTAATTTAACTGCAACTGTTACAAACAAAGTAAACAGCACTGCAATAAAAATCACCAATGTTGATAGGAAACCACAAGTTCCATCATTTTTCCAAATAGGACTTAACAGATATAGAGTCGATGCTGTACACGGAGATGGAACTGGGAATGTTAAGGCAGCAGCATTATTAGAAAGAAACAGACAGTTCATGATCGCTCAAGTTGCTGCTAAGATACAACTAGATTATCCAACCTATAGAGGGAAACTTTACAAAACAAAAAGAGACATTGACTATGTTATCCAAGCATTGATTCATGATTTAAATTACAACGGCAATAGCGAAATAATAGAAACAGCACTCCAATATTATATTAATGGTGTGCGTCAATTGTCATCAACATCATTGCCAGTGTGTCTAGCAATGTTTGAATATGTAAGAACAATGTCTAGAGATATTGTAACTAACGCCACAGTCACAAGTCTACAGTCAGAATATACTCAGGTTAAAAACTTTATAGATCCAGGTGAAGGTGCATCTTTAGGTACAATCAACACGCTGATAACAGACACATTAGTGGAAATAATCGATAATGGACCAGCAGCAGCACCATCACGAGTTTACCCGATATATCAATTATTACTAGGCACGCAAAGCCCTCTAGGCACCAATGTGCTTATTTCGCTTCCTCAACAAATAACAATTATCGGTGCTGGTAACACTAGTATGTTATCCAACGACTATACACAAATTAATGATTTAGGTTATGGTCTAGTCTGTACCAATAAAGGCTTAATTGAAACTGTTAGTGTGTTTACCTACTATTGCTACACTGCATTTTACGCCAAAAATGGTGGACAGATTCGTTCTTTAAATGGCAGTAATGCCCACGGTATATTTGGTCTTGTAGCTGAAGGTGGAGATCCATTAGAAGTTCCAGATGAGATAACAATAGCTGACAATATGGTACAATGTGCCCAAGTTTATAAACAGACTGGTGGGACTTTTGAAAATACTGGCGAAGAGAATGATACATCATTTATTATACATAACTTCAGTTATGTTCCGTACAATATCACTGCTTTAGAAATTAATCACGGACCAGTAACTGGCATATTTACATATGAAATCAGCCGTGTGGAAGATGTTTCATCTTTAGAAAGTCCGCCTCTTCCTGCAGGAACACTGATTAGAGTTCAATTAAGTAGCGGTAATACAAATGCAGATGCTTCTGGACTTGCAGCTGATGTGGCACACAATCAACTTGTTACGTTGAGAGGACTACAGACATTTAGATTTTATGATGTAACAGAAACTAACCCGATACGTCCAAGTACTGCGTTAACATTTGTAGGAGATCCAGCACCATCCAGTCCAGAAGTGTATCGTGCTATTGCCTATTCTCAAGAAGATTCCATCGGTAGAGATCTACAAACAGGTGAGTTTGTCTTTATAGACACTGTGGCTAGATCCTTAAACGTCGCAACAGTGGTAACTCAGACCCCACATAACTTGCAAAGTAATAAATTCGCCGCTATATCTTCTAGCGATCCCACATATAACAATTCATTTGCAACTGTCACTGTTGTTAATAGTACTACATTTACCTATGCAAATACTGGAACAAACGAAGGTGCAAAATCTGTTGTAGGTGAAGTAACACCAAATAAAGAGGCATTGATACAGTTGGATGCCAGCTACAGATATATTGCTATACAGGTTAAAGGTGGATCCGCAATCGCAGAAATTTCTAACGTATCTAGAAATACCGATGTAGCTCTTGTTACTACTAGTACCAATCATGGATTACTTCCAGGAGAACGAGTAACAGTCATATGTGATGATGCCACGTACAACGTTAATTCAGTTCTAGTGATCGATACACCATCACTAACTTCATTCAGATATAGTAATACGGGCCTCAATGAATTATCAAAAGTTGCAACTGGTGATGTCAGTGTTCTTGTACCGTCAAAACTGGACACTATTCCATTGACAAGTTTAAGTAGAACAAGTGGTGTAGCAACTGCTGTCTGTGGTAGGGCACATAATTATGTAACTGGTGATGTTGTTGATGTTGATGTTAACGATGCTACTTATGATGCAACTGATGTCACAGTTACAGTGATCAACAATTTGACATTTACCTATACCAATGCAGGTTCAGATGCAGCTAGTGCTCTAGTCATAGGAAACAGTTATTACAAATTTGGTGGTGTCAGAGCAACCTTAGGTTCTAAACAAGGTGATAGATGTATATCAGTATCTAGACTTACTACTGCAGAGATAGCTAGATATGACACTGGCGAAATGTTATTCGCATGGGACGGCGCTGTCCATCAAAGTGTAAGATATTTTGATGCCGGTGTATCAGCGGGTTACGGTGTTGCATATTTCACTGATTATTCTAATATTCATCCAACTCCCACTGCTAGCGGCTTACAGTCAGGATTGACTTCTGTCACTAACGCAAATTTAAGCACTAATCCTTTAACTCTAAGAGTTGGATTAAGCAAGGATGAGGATGCAGAAGTTTTAGTCAATATCAGTACTTGTCGTGCAACTGGACATGACTTTTTAGATATCGGTACTGGTGGATATAATGCAACCAATTATCCAACTAAAATCTATGGTCGTGGCGGAGTACCGCAACAGTCTAATGAAGTCAAAGAACGTACACAGGGTCGTGTGTTCTGGATTTCAACAGATCAAAATGGTTTCTTCCGTGTGGGTAGATTCTTTACAGTTGACCAAGGTACTGGTCGTGTTAGCTTCTCAGCTAGTATTGCTCTTACAAACTTAGACGGACTGGGATTCAAAACTGGTAGAGAAATTCGTGAGTTCAGTGATGACACTGAATTTATCGATATGGCTGACGATGCTGTACCGACCGAAAATGCCATCGGTGTTTATATTGACCGACGACTGGGGTTAAGTAGAGACAACGTTCCATTAGCTAGTTTAGGACTAGCACCTATAGGTCCTGGTTACTTAGATCGAGCAGGTATACTGCCAGCAACAGGTGATCTAGATATTGGTGGATTCAGACTTAAAAACGTTTCGGCACCATTATCAAACAACGATGCTGTAAACAAACTATACACTGATTCATTGGTGGCAACATACGATGCCTTAGACGCTATGAAGGATGTGCAGGTATTCCAACCAGAACCTGCAGATATACTGGCATTTACTGGTGCAAGTACCAGTGCTGTCAGTGCTACTATTGGAGGTGATCTAACGGCAACGTTTACAAGCTCCAATACTACAACATTGACTTTTCCAATTACAGGTACTGCACAAACCGATGTCAATGGCGGAATCGTAGTCAACAGTGTGGTTGGATTCCCAACTTCGGGATATATTAGAATCAATGACGAAGTATTTTACTATGCGTCAGTAACCACTGGCGGTGGCATTGAAAGATTCGATGGTGTCATAAGATTATCAGAATTAAATCCAGGACCCACCGGAACAAAATTTGATAGAACAATTGGTTTTGATAATGGTGTACCACATGTACCACAAACACATATTTTAGGTTCTGTTGTCGTTGGGCTTAACAATGCTGTTATCAATTATCAAATTAACCCAAATACAATTTTAGACGCTGATGTAAATTCCGGTGCAGCTATAGCTCAAAGTAAATTAGCTATGCAAAAAGCTGATCTATTCGCTGAATCAGATCCAGTTACTGGCTGGGCTGGGTCTTCAACAAAAGTTCAATCAGATTTAGGATTAGCCACATTCAGTGATGAAAATTTTGAAACACTAGACGGTTATGTTAGAATAAAAAATGGCGGTGTTAAACGTATCGAAATAGAAAATATTGCTAATAAAACATTATTAGGTAATTTTACTGGTGCCAGTACACATCCTAGAGAAATTCCAGCAAGCACCATTTTGTTGGAGGGACTAGACAGATCATTCAGTACATTAGGCGCCGTCACAGTTAGTGCAGTCACTGGTACAGCACCTAATAATACCAATACATATGCAGTGGTGGGAATATCAACTAGTGGTTTACCTGAAACACTGGTAAAAACTGATACCAGCGGTGCCATCGATGTTCGACAGTTAAGAGTTGATGGTTTTAGAATCATTGATACTGCCAGCACCCATGTTGAATTTTATTCGCCAGCAGCAAGTACCCCATTTGCATTCTTAACAGCACAAGGCACTGATGCTACTGGGTTAACAAACATAAAAAATAGATTAACTGTTGATGGCGCATCTGTATTGACTGGTCCAGTAACAGCGACTAATATTACTACTGGTGGCGTAACTGGTGCTGGTAGCTTAACTGGTGCATGGACTTTGCAAGGCTCTAGTAAGATTAGTCTACAGTCCACAAGTCAAATTGACGCAAGGGCAGGAACATTATACACTACAACACTACATGCCGGTGGTACTGCAATTGGCGGTGTGATTACTGGTCAGTGGACTTTAGATACAGGAAGCTCTTTAGAAGCAACATACGCTGACTTGGCTGAATACTACGCTTCAGATAACGATTACGAACCAGGAACTGTGGTGATATTTGGTGGTAGTGCAGAAGTTACTACCACAAGTATCAGTAGTGATAGTAGAGTAGCTGGTGTAGTTAGCACAAACCCTGCTTATATAATGAATGCTAATTGTATAGGAACAAAAGTATGTGTAGCACTTCAAGGCCGTGTTCCAGTTAAAGTTGCCGGCACTGTAAAAAAAGGTGACCTATTAACAACCAGTGCTGTTCCTGGATATGCCTGTAAGGCAATGAATCCACAAATTGGAACTATCATTGGTAAAGCAATTGAAAATAAATTAGACCCTGGTAAGGGTATTGTTGAAGTGGCAGTGGGGAGACTATAATGACACGTCAGATTATAAACATAGGTACTGCCGACAAGGGCAATGGAGATCCCATACGTACAGCTTTTGACAAAGTGAATGATAACTTTGTTGAAATCTACACTGCTTTAGGATTAGGTGACGGTGGATTAAATTTAGGATCATTTGAATTTACCGGTAGCACAATGAGTACTACTGATAGTTCCGCCATTGTAATTGATCAAGCTACTACCGTAACTAGCAATTTAACAGTAGGCGGTGATATTCTTCCTAGTGTAGCTAACGGTGGCGATCTAGGAAGTGCTACTAAACCTTGGCGTAGTTTATATGTAAGTAATCAAACTGTATATTTAGGTGGTACCCCTTTAAGTTTAGATCCCAACACCAACGAATTAAAAATTAACAATGTTCCTGTTAGTCAAACTATCAACTACGAAGACATTCCCAATGTTCCTACAGACGTTTCAGACTTAACTGATACTGAGGGATTATTAGGTGGTGCCGCAGGACCAGTACAGCCATACCTAGAACTAACTGACACACCTTTTATTACACGACCCGTGATATTAGGAACACCAGTTACTGTCACAGTACCTTTGTCAGGCATTAATGCTCAAGTTCAAGTGGATATTTTAGAAGGACCAGTATTAGGCGGAATTACAGTATCCCAAGCTGGCTCTGGTTATATACCAGGTACGACTTATAAAATCTACAATTATCAGATCGGTGGCCCAACTGATTCTAGTAGCATAACATTTACTATAGGTACTGTAGATGGCAACGGTGGAATATTAACTGTTACCAATGTTCAATTTGTAGGCGTTCCAGAAAATAACTCAGCATCCTACACTGTTAGCATTGATTATCAACCAGAACAAATATTTGATGAAATCAGTCCAGGATTAACACTGGCACGGGATGCCGTCCAAGGAATCTATAACAGTGCAGTAGAACTAGAATACGATAATAGCACTTATCTCAGTCCCTTAGGTACAGAATGGAACAGTGACGGATGGGGAGATTTGACAGGTATTGGCGCTAGATCATATGTAACCTGGCGTCAGGCCTTAAACAATCAAGTGGGCAACAACATAGTAGCCAGCGAACTGGTCATGCACGACATAGCCAACGACAAGTATTACAAGTTTGATTTCGCTAGTTGGGGTGGCAACAACGGTGGTTACTCTTATACCAGAACAGAAGTAACTGATCCCAACTACTTTAAGAAAGATGACTATGCCACTGCTAACAACGTAGACGTTATTGAAGACGATTCTACACTACAAATTGGTATAACTCGAGACGAGAACAACGGCATCTACAATCCATTCACCGAAGAAGGATGGGATGAAGATGTCAGTCCTCAAGGCACAGAATGGAACATCGATGGATGGAATGATCTCACAGACGTGGAAACAAGAACATATACTAATCTATATGCGGCATTTGGTAATGGTGGTTTAGGAAACAAGATAGTAGGTACAGAATGTGTAATGTATGTGCCTAGCATAGAAAAATATTATGCTGTTAAATTCCTAAGTTGGACACAGGGCAATCAGGGTGGTGGTTTTAGTTATACAAGAAAAGAAATAGACTTAACCCAACTCAACGAAGGTCTTAAATTTCCAGACGGTACTGTATTAAAATCTGCCTTAGGCGTAGGTCGTATAAAATCAACTGCTCCTGGTAATCGTAGAATAGAGGAAGTCACAGGCTACAATCAGGTCGCAGTTACTCCGCGTGTGACTAATAGTTTAACTACTGTAGCATCAAGAGCAGGTATCAATACTTTTGATATCTGGGTAGACGTTACCTCTACAACAATAGACGACGTCATTGATAATCCAGGAAACTATAATAACGCTTATAACTTTGAATTTTCAATAGACAACAATAATTGGTATAGATGGCAAGGTAGTCAAGGGTTTGATGGAAATGAAAGAGCTTATAGCATATCGCCAACATTAGTTTCGTATAATCAAGGCGACACAATCTACTTTAGATATAACACAGGTGCTGAGCCTGTAGTATGGTGGGACAAGGCAGACTTGCCTGGCAGTAGTGGCAACTTCCGCGGTGCTGTCATAGACTATCACGCTTACACAGGCGAATCTACTATTATTGGAACCATACACATCGTAGACGACGATGGGGAAGAACACATCAGTCATCAGGAAGTACAGAGTGGTAGCACCGACGGCGAGAACGATGACCTTTGGTTAGTTACCACAGAAGGGCAAATAAAATATCGTCGTATAGACGGTGAAAGCAAAACACTGAAAATACATTGGACTGCCAAGGTATTCTACGGTTCAGAACTATACGATTAATCAAGGGCAAAACAAATGACAACTATTAGAAAAATTGTAACCAGTAAAGTAGACGGCAACAGTGCTGATTCCAATGACACAAACGAAATTCGCCCGTTTGGTGAAATCGCGGTGTACTTAAACACTGAGCCAAATCCAGACAAACTTACCCTAATGATGTTTGATGGTACAAGAACACATATGAAGAGCATGGTATTGGCTCCTGGTCGTTTGTATGGTTCAGATGCTGATTCAGGTGACGGCAATGGCCTCGACACTATCAAGCTGATCCCAGATGCCAGTCTAAGCGATTATACTGGCAACGATCAATATCTCATTATAGATCCCACAAACGGAGAACCTGGACATATTCATATACGTGCAGGCGGTGTACAGGATCAGTCAACTGCTGATTTATATCTTGGAGCAGAACAGACACATGTAAAAGTTAGCGATACTTATGACAATGTAGTAATTAGAACCAGTACTCTCGGAGAAGGCGTTACTCCGCACACCTGGACATTTGATAACACAGGTAACTTGACACTACCCAACTCTAGTCAGATCCGTGTAGATGAGAATAGTGTGGAAATCGGCACCGCAGGTAACTTCAATGTTGAGGCTGTAGGTGTTGTCAACGTCTATACTGACGATGGTACTCATCAATGGCAGTTCGGCGATGATGGTAATCTAACCATTCCGGGTGAGTTACACGGTGCTCCGGTGATATCAGGAGGAGCGTTTCCGTCACAGGTAGGACGTACTGTCAACATAACTCCTGCCGACGATGCCAGCGATAAGAAATTTAAATTTAGGATAGATCAATACGGAGAGACATTTACCAGGGCCTATTTAGAGTTCCCTACAGCAGAAGTTGACAAACAGGTTGCTGCTGTATTTCCTCATACTAACGGTAAAGCAGGCTATATCTTCACACAGGGCACTGACACCTTTAACGATGGGTTAAACGATGCTTTCAATGTATTTTACAATGCTGGAGATATTAAACTCACAGCAATGACACCGGTCGCAGGTACTCTTAATACCTGGAAGTTTGGCAGTAACGGTGATCTTACCCTGCCGGGCAATCTACAGAGCGAAGGCAACATCGACATTGATATCAACTTGTCAGATTCTACTCTACGCAGATGGCGATTTGGTGAGGATGGTAATTTAAATCTCGCTGGCAATCTACAGTTTCCTAACGGAGCAGAAATCCGCGATGTCAATGGTAATCTACGACTCCGCGCTGCCCCTGGAGATGTAGCACAACTACAAGGACTGACCACTGACGGTGCCGTTGATGCTGCGGTCAAAGCGTTCCATAATATAGAGACTGGTAGTTATGTAACTATCAATACCAACATAGACGCAGGAGCTCCGGAACACGTATGGACATTTGATTACAATGGCGAATTGACATTGCCCAATGACGGTATTATTAGTGCTGGTGGGTCCGGTGGGTTGACACTGGGCGGAAATTTCGATGTTAAAATCATAACCGATTATACTGATAATAATCGCACTTGGACATTCAACGGCAGTGACGGCAGCGTAACATTCCCAGATACAACTGTACAGAGCACAGCCTGGGCAGGAGGTCGTGTGGTCACTGCTCCTACTGCCAGTACAGGTGCTGAAGGAGACAAGCAAGGCGATCTAGCATTTACAAGCAGTCATCTATATTATTGTATAGCAGACTACAATCAAGTGGGTCATCAGGTCACAGGATCAGACTATCTTGGAAGATCATCACTCAACACCAACGCATTCCAACTGACCAAAACCGCTGACACACTACAGATCACAGTAGGTGACATTATCTCTGACAGTGACGGCGGAGCAACCAGCACAGTGGTTACTGTGTCCAGCGACGAAAACTATACCTATGTAGGCACCGGTGGTTTTGCCTATGCTGGAGTATTTCCTTTGACTTTTACCAGCACTGATTATGTGTCTGGTGGCAATATCTGGAAGCGTGTGGCTTGGAGTGGTGACACTTGGTAAACGGTAAATACAAGAACAGAGAAAATATATGCCCATTCAAACAATTAACTTAGGAAATTACGCAAATGACGGTACTGGAGACGATCTTCGTACGGCCTTTGAAAAAGTCAATGCTAATTTTAACTTTTTAAATGTAGAAAATACCACATCAGCTCAAAATTTAGGGTCTGGTCAGGTCATATTTGCCCAAAAATCTGGAAACACTTTACAATTCAAAAGCCTGGTTCAAGGGCAAAATATATCACTAACTTCAGATGGTAACACTGTTACCATATCTGGATCTGGAAATTTACAAAGCGAAACATCACCCACATTAGGTGGCAATTTAAACATGAACGGGTTTAATATTGTTGGTGGCGGGAATATAGAAGCTCTAATTTATGGAATTGATGTTCGTACACTTGTTGGAGCTTCAGGGGACTTAGATTTTGGATCTTTTACGATTCCTTCAAGTTTTGATATAGATTTAGGAACATTTTAAGGATTAGGAGACATCATGGCATTACAAATTAGACGAGGCACAAACGCACAAAGATTAGCACTTTCTGGAGTTGATACTCCGCTAGTCGGCGAGCCTCTTTACACAACTGATACCAAAAAACTTTTTATAGGTGATGGCTCTACTGCTGGTGGCACTAGTTTAGGATACTATAGCAATGTAGCCGTAGCTGGGCAAGATACACTATCTGCGATTAACAATACAGAAACATTAACTCTTATTGCAGGAAATAATATTGTCTTAGCTACAAACGGCCCCAGTGATGCTGTTACTATATCAGTAGCAACTACATTAAATGAACTAAACAACGGAAATATCAGAATAATAAACAACAATATTAATGGCCTAGTTGGTAACGAAAACATTAATATCGATCCTTCTGGAACAGGTAAAGTAGTTGTTAACAGTGCATTGAACTCTTTAGGTATTGAAACCAATGAACTAAAAGTTGGAGTGTACAATGATACTCCAACTAACTACTACTTTGAAAGTGAAGGTCCAAGTATTGAACGAGTATTCAGAGCAGGCGGTCCTGGTGGACTTATAGGAGCAGAATTTTCTGCTTATTATGCATCGCCTACAAATGGACAGAAAGGTCTCGAATTAAGATTTAGACAAAGCGTAGCAGCATCATCAAATTTACCTGTAGGAAATATTTCTACCACAGTCACTGATGTTTCTTTAGGTTCAGTAGATAGTAAATTTGATTTCGAAGTTAGATCTAACAATTCAATGATTGTTGGCGGGTCAGTGACCGGTAGTGGATTCTTAGGTAATTTGACAGGTAACGTCACAGGTGATTTGACAGGTAACGTCACAGGTAACGTCACAGGATATCATACCGGTGATGTAAAAGGTTCTGTATTTGCTGATGACAGTACTATTTTAGTGGATGGAATTGCTGGTGTACTAAGAGGTGAATTGCAGGGAACCCTTAACACCGGTGATTTAGTAATTTCCACAAATACAATATCAACAGCTACTACCGGCGACAATATTGAACTATCTCCAGCTAGTGGCGGTGTTGTTAACACGTCTGCAATTTTAAGAGCACAGCGATTAGAATTATTATTTGATGTTGTTAATTCTGGTATTTCTATTGCCAATGCTGTTAATAACAACAGTTCATTAAATATTTCTACAACTCACAATACAGCATCGACGTCAGCAGACTTACCTTTAGGCGGAGTTGGGCCTTTTGGTCCTATACAAGGATCAACAATAAACTTTATTAGAGCAAGGGGAACAAATGTCCTTGCTCCAGACCCAGTACAAAACAATGACGAAATTGCAACAATAAACTACAGTGTACTAACTGGTATTGCTGGAGCAAAAAGCACAGCAAAATTTAGAGCAGTTGTTGATGGCACAGTTACTAATGGTGTTTCACCTGCTGGTAGATTTGAGTTTGTGACATCAGATGCGTCGGGATCTAACGCTATAAGATTAACAGCAAGTTCCAAATCAATCGCAGGAACAGTACCTTTCAAATTGCCCATATATGCGGATCCCACCGATAGAAATGCTGCTATCACAAGTCCGGAAATTGGCATGATAATTCTAGTATCAGATAGCACCGGAAGTGGCGGTCCAACAAAATTCCAAGGATACACTAGTTCAGGATGGGTAGATTTAAACTAATTTAGTCCTCGATAAATACAGTATCAAGGACTAATTATGTTGGATATCTGGACTGTCAATAATGACCACTCTTTCGGAATCATAGAAGAAAGTAATTCAGTGATTCTGGCTTTGCCAGTTGCTAGTCCACCAGCGACAATAAAATACTCAATAATTAGTGGCAGTTTACCACCCGGTTTAAGAATATCTGGAAATAACATCGTAGGTACTCCATTTGAAGTTCCTAGACCGACGGAATTCAAATTTGTTATACGAGCCAGTAATTTTAACACATCAACAAATGTCACAGAACTGTCTGATAGAGCATTTTCAATAACGATAGACGGCAGTGATCAACCAGTAATATTGAATAATACTGGAGCACTGCCAATAGGTGCGAATGGACAACTTTTTATTTTAGATTCATCGTATGTTGATTTCCAAATAGATGCTATTGATAATGATACTGCTGCTGGACAAAAATTAAGATATTTCATTTCTAGCGGAGACGGGGATCTCCCGCCAGGCCTTAGTTTAACTGAAGATGGAAGAATACAGGGGTTTATACAACCACTATTATCGATTCCCGTTGAAGAAAGGGATGGCAGTTATGGTAATGCACTGTATGATCAGTACGGATATGATTATGGCCTTCGTCCAGACAACGGATATGACAGTTTCTTATTTGATTCAGGTGCTTACGATTTATTTTTACCGTCAAAGTCTCCTAGAAAATTAAATAGAAATTACGAATTTATTTTAAGTATAACAGATGGTGACACTGTTACAAAAAGACAATTTAAAATTTTCGTAGTAGGCGACGACTTCCTACGTGCAGATAATACAATAACATCAGCAGGTAATGGTGTATATACTGCTGATGGCACATACCTAAGATCACCAATTTGGACCACTGATACAGATTTGGGTCTTTATAGAGCCAATAACTATGTTACTATCTTTTTAGATATTTATGAGGCTCAGGTATTAGGCCCTGTATTTTATCAGCTAGATTCTGTAAATCCAGATAGTACACCGAGCGTGATACCACCTAATTTACAATTTGATCCATTAACTTCAGAACTTTATGGAATAGTTCCTTATCAGCCTGCGGTTATAAAGAATTATAGATTCACTGTAACTGCTTCTAGGTATGGTACTGACAATGAAATCGCGTCAACGAAAAGAACATTTACAATAAAGGTTTTAGGTGAAGTTAACAGCACAATGGCCTGGGAAACCCCAAGTACATTGCCACCAATCGATGCCAATTACATCAGTACATTAAAAGTTGAGGCAAGCTCTACTTTTCAAAATCCAGTGATAACATATAATTTAGTTGCAGGTTCGTTACCACCAGGACTTACCCTTCAACTGAACGGAGAAATAACTGGTAAAGTAAATCAATACAGCTCTATCGGGACTGTTGGAATGACAACTTTCAGCGATGGCATTTACGTTAATCAAACTTTTGATGGTGGTACTACCAGTATTGATCGAGAATTTAAATTTGTAATAAGAGCGCATGATCAAGCAGAATACAGTAATATTGATCGAGAATTTAATCTAAGAGTAAACACACCAAACGATAGACTATACAGTAGTATCTATATTAGAGCATTTATGGATCAGAAAAAGAGATTTCTTTTCAACTCCTTTGTAAATGACAATAATATATTTTCCCCAGAGTTAATTTATAGACCCAATGATTTAAATTTTGGTATACAGAGAGATATGTTATCTTTAGTATATGCAGGTATTGAAACTAAGGATGCTGCTAGGTTCGTTAGTGCCATGGGATTAAATCACAAAAGGAAAAGTTTAATATTTGGTGACGTCAAAACAGCAAAGGCCAAATTGCCGGGGACAAACAACATAGTGTATGAAGTGATTTACGTAGAATTATTAGATCCTTTAGAACCTAATGGGTTGAAGTTAAATTCAAAAATCACACATCATAAAAATGCAGTTAACAAAATAACTGCTGATACCAGTAATGCAATATGGGATGGTCGTGAAAATCTATCTAGAATGAACATAGACGAACCGTACTTACCTAGACCTAATCAAAAAATAACCGTAGATCAGACAAACATTTCTGTCAGCGATCCAAATGCCAAAAGCCAATATCCCAGCAGTATTAGTATCTGGAGGGAAAGATTAAAAGCAGTTGGACTTACTGAAAGAAACTATCTCCCATTATGGATGAGATCTGTGCAGGATGATGTCCGTCAAGAGCTTGGATTTGTGTTAGCTATGCCCATTTGCTACTGTAAACCTGGTACCAGCGATATTATCTTAACAAACATAAATTTCAACAAATTTGATTTTAAAAATTTAGATTTTACTGTAGATAGATATATAATCGATGCGGTTACCGGATATGGTAGCGATAAATATCTAGTGTTTAAAAACGATGGAGTTACAATATGACAAGCCAAATAAACGTTTCTAATATTGATGGAGCGTTTCCTGTTGCAGGACAGGACAATAACAGTCAAGGTTTCAGAGAAAATTTTACAAATATAAGAACAGCACTAACTGTGGCCAAAGATGAGATTTCTGATCTACAGAGCGATACTGCAAAACTAAATGAAGCAAACAACTTCAACGGACTTCTTTTAGAGAACGCCGAAGTGAACAAGTTTTATGGGTCAGTAAGAAACAATGGCACGACAACTGGCGCCACTGATGTTAATCTCGACAATGGACCATTACAAGTATTCACTTTGGGTGGTGATCATTCGTTAACTTTTAGAAACTGGGCCGACAGTGACTTATATCATATTGTTAAAGTTCATATTATAAATCAATCTGCTTCACCAAGAACTGTCACATTTGGCACAGAAGCTGGTGGTATATTTAAACAAGTAACTGGTGAATTCACTGGCGGTGCTAGTCCACAATTATCGGTAGCTGGCAATACTGAAGTAGTTATCGAAGCTTGGAGTGTTAACCAAGGTTTAAGCGTATACTTGAAAAAGATTGGTGTATTTCAATGACAGCTATTAATCCTTTAGTCGACGATATGAGTTCACTTAAGGATTCAGAAATTGAATCCAAAATACAAGATTTGAGTAAAAAATACTGGACTACATCGAATCCTAATCTAAGATTTCAAATAGCACAATTCCTAGAAATTTATAAAGAAGAAATTAATACCCGAAGAGCCAAAGCATGGGAACAACAATATCAAAAAAGAAACAAAGATCTTGACAATTTAATTCAAGTAAACTAAAATACTTGGATGACCTATGATAAATTTGGCAATGTTATATATGACGAGAAAGATCTAATTGATCTGATCTACAGAGATCAATTGGACTGTATAAGTCAAATCAATTTGTCCGATACTCCAGAAATACAAAAATTTAAAAAAACCACAGAAATAAACATCAATATTTTCGATCAATCAATTTTCGAAAATATTGATCAAAGCACGTTTGATCACTTACATCAAGATAACTGGTTTCTACCGGAAGAATACGAAAGTTTTGACATAGAACATTACTGTCTTAATCTTTGTTCAAATGACTGTGAAACACAACGTGTAAAAGACGAGTATAGTGAATTTCAAAGAAGAAAAATGGTGCCATTGCTAAGATGGCTTAAATATCTAGTAGACACTTGCAGAAGAAACAATATCGTCTGGGGTGTAGGTCGGGGTAGTAGTGTCAGTAGTTTTGTGTTATTCTTAATAGGTGTACACAAAATAGACCCGATTAAATACGGTCTAGATTGGAAAGACTTTTTGAGATAACTTAAGGAGATTTTTAAATGTCAATGAAAGAAAAACAAAGAACCATTTACAGAAGTGCTCAAGGTAAAGAAGTGGATATGGAAAAATTAAGAAATCAAAATGAACTTACACCAGCGGTAGGAAATGCTCGTGTAAACGCTCGTGGAGACGAATTGGGCCCAGGGGGCAAAATTATCCGAAAGCGTGAAGATGTTTTGAAAGATTATTATAAAGGCACAGCATCAAAGGACGAACAATGAACGTTGTAAAAGGTAAATTAAAACCTATAAGAAACAATGTTTTTGTTTCTGACATGGAGTTTGATATGCGTGTAAGTGCTGGGGGTATTGTTTTGCCTAATGACGATGGTAAAACTGAAGGTATCAGACCTAGATGGGGTAAAGTTTTTGCTATTGGGCATGAACAAACTGACGTAGCTGTTGGTGAGTGGATTTTGGTTGAGCACGGCCGTTGGACCAGAGGTATCACTATCGAAGATGAAAGCGGCAACGAAATCATTATTCGAAGAGTAGACACTGATTGTATTCTTGCCAAAGCCGACGAAAAACCTTTAGACGTTTAAAACGATAAGAAAAAATGTTATAGGGCCTTGACGGGCCCTATTTTTTTCTGTACAATTAAGCTAATACCTTGGAGGCTGTAAAATGAATGAACATGAAAAAAATATAGAAGCAATGAAAGAATTGCGATCAAGAATCGACAAAGTATTAGCAGGCGAACCAGAACCAGAAGTAAACTATAAACATCCTGATCCAGTCAAACACAAATACATTAGTTTTGCTAAGAGTGCCGTTAGAGTTGCAGCAGGCGTGGCATTGTGTTATAGTATGCTTTGGTATGCAGGTAGTTTATTAATACTTGCAGAAGTGTTAGGTGTCGCAGAAGAAATGGTATGAGAGTAGGGTTTACTTGTTCAACATTTGATTTGTTTCATGCCGGGCATATTATGATGCTCGAAGAAGCAAAAAAACAATGTGACTTTTTGATTGTGGGGTTACAGACCGATCCTACTATTGATCGTCCGGAAAAAAATAAACCAGTACAAACATTATTTGAAAGATTCATTCAATTGAATGCCTGTAAGTTTGTAGATCAAATTATACCGTATGCCACAGAGAAAGAACTACGTGACATATTGCTTTCTTTTAGAATAGATATTAGAATACTGGGTGAAGAATACAAAGGCAAAGAATTTACCGGTTGGAATATTCCAACTGAATTCTATTTTAATCAACGTAGGCACAGTTTTTCAACATCCGAACTGCGCCAACGTGTCATAGAGGCAGAACATGAAAGAACTATGGGTAGAAAAATATCGTCCGAAAACAGTTGATGGTTATGTATTTCGCGATGAGCATCAAAAACAACAGATAAAAAGATGGATTAAAGAAGGAACAATACCACATTTGTTATTCAGTGGAAATGCTGGTATTGGTAAAACTACTCTGGCAAAAATACTTCTAAATGAACTAGAAGTCAACGATTTAGATGTGTTAGAAATCAATGCTAGCCGTACAAATAGTGTTGAAGATGTCAGAGATAGGATCGTAAACTTTGTACAAATGATCCCTTTTGGGAACTTTAAGGTGGTGCTATTAGATGAAGCTGATTACTTATCTCCAAACGCTCAAGCAGCGTTACGTGGTGTTATGGAAGAATACCACACGACATCGAGATTTATTCTCACTTGTAACTACCCCAATCGTATTATCCCTGCTTTACATTCACGATGCCAGGGATTTCACATTGAGCGAACGGATATTACTGAGTTTACCGCTCGTGTTGCTACTATTCTTGTTGAAGAGAATGTTAACTTCGATCTTGACACGCTGGACACATTTGTAAAAGCAACGTATCCAGATTTACGCAAATGCATCAATATGGTGCAAATGAATAGTGTCGATGGCGAACTACACAGTCCGGAAAAAGGAGACACTGGTGATGCTGATTATAGAATTGAAATGGTAGAATTGTTTAAGGCTGGCAAAGTTAGTGATGCACGTAAACTTATCTGTAGCCAAGCACGTCCAGAAGAAATTGAGGATATATTTAGATGGCTCTACGACAATGTATCAGTATTTGGTGACGAGGGGAAACAGGAAAAAGCAATTCTAGTTATCAAACAAGGGTTGGTTGACCATACTCTTGTAATTGATCCTGAAATCAATCTTTCTGCAACATTAATTCGGCTATCACACCTATGACACATCTAGTAACTGAAAATTGTATTAAATGTAAACACACTGACTGCGTTGATGTGTGTCCTGTGGATTGTTTTTATGAAGGTCCTAATTTTTTAGTTATCAATCCAG